AAAGCCATGAATCGGAGAGGTTGTAGACGGGCATACACATGGAATGGATTTGTGGAAATGCTCAAGTATTACCCGTTAGCAAAACCTAAAACGTACTATTGTTTATATTGAAGCGAATATTACTATGAGGAGCCGTATGCGGGAAAGCCGCACGTACGGATCTGTGAGGGGCTAAGATTGAGAGGTCTTAGTCTACTCGACTTTTAGAACATTATACCACAGAAAGGAGAACAATGAACGAATTAGAGCAGAAAACAATATCTTCCGTGGAAGTAGCGGAAATGATAGGGAAAGAGCACAGCAAACTGCTAAGAGATATACGCACTTATGTTGAGCAATTAGGACAAGCCAATTTTGGACAGTCCGATTTCTTTACAGAAAGTACCTATCAAAACAGCCAAAACAAGAAACAGCCTTGCTACATGGTAACGAAGAAAGGTTGCGAGTTCATAGCACATAAGATGACCGGAGTTAGGGGAACAGAATTTACGGCAAAGTACATTGACCGTTTCCACGAAATGGAAGATGCAATCAAGGCACATATCCCTACCGGACAGGAATTGATTGCACTGGCAGTTGTCGAAGCACAGAGGATGCTTGCACAGAAAGAGGAAGAGGTTAAGCAGTTACAGACCACTGTACAACAGATGGATGCCGTGATTACCGATATGACACCAAAAGTTGACTATGTGGACAAGATTCTTTCATCTAACGACTGTATGACGGTTACACAGATTGCACAGGACTACGGAATGAGTGCTGTGAGGTTTAATTCAGTTTTAAGAACAGCTGGCATTCAGAGAAAAGTCGGTGACCAGTGGATATTGTACGCAGACTTTCAGGGCAAGGGTTATGTGAGAACAAAGACAAATGATTATGTTAAGCATGACGGAAGCACAGGAACAAAGCCACTTACCGTATGGACACAGAAAGGCAGGATGTTCTTATACAACAAGCTGAAAGAGATTGGCATTGAACCTATCGAGGAGGAAAGCGCATGAGAACGACATTAAAGCTTTTTCTTCCTATTATAATAGCACTCTCCATCACATTTACTTCCACGGCACAGCCATCCGGCAGTTTTATATCCGAGGAAGCACAGGAATCGTGTGTAAAGTACGGTGAGGAATACGGCATCTGCCCTGAAATGCTCATGGCAATGATCGAGAAAGAATCTTCCGGCAGACCGGATGTGGAAAGTGGCGGTTGCAAAGGACTGATGCAGATTTCTGACAGATGGCATAAAGACCGCATGGAACGTTTGGGAGTGACGGACATCTACTCCGTGGACGGCAATATCCATGTGGGAGCCGACTACTTGTCGGAATTGTTTGAAAAGTACTGTGATGTAGGAATTGTACTTATGGTTTACCACGGAGAGAAGAACGCAGCTACAAAGACAGAATTAAGTGATTACGCAGACTGGATATTAACCAGGAGCGCAGAACTGGAAAGGATGAATGGAAAATGACGAACAGAGAGAAGTATGCGGAACAGATTATTGACATGGCACTTGATAGTATAGAGATAGCTGTGGACAAAGAAGGAAAGTTATGTGATTGCAATGTAATACTTTGTTCCGATTGCGCATGGAGTGATAAAAGCAGATGCAGGGAAAGGTTCAAAGAATGGGCAGAGCAGGAATATGTTGAACCACCTGTTGACTGGTCGAAAGTGCCTGTGGACACGAAAGTGTACGTAAGAGATTCCGACAGTGACCCTTGGAAACCTAGATACTTTGCAAAATTTGAAGATGGGAAAATATTTGCATGGACTAATGGTGCTACTTCTTTTTCAAGGAACAGCGTTTGTGATTCCTCATGGTGGAATCAAGGAAAACTTGCGGAGGACACCGTATGAGTGCCAAAAAGCGGTTTACAGTCAAAGGAGTAATCGGAAGATTCTTCTTTAATCCTAAAGAGTGGGAAATCGACCGTGAGACATCATTTTACTACCGACTGGTGAACCTTGAAACAGGAATGAAAAAATGGGTAAGAAAGGAGTATTTCCATGTTGAAGAAAGAAATTATCCCCATCGTCCGTGCGAATGAGATTCTGATTGCAAGACTGTTAGATGCAGGAATCTTGTATATCAGCGAAGAGGACAACATGATCCACGTAACAGAAGACTGAAAGCCGGAGGAGTGAGGAAATGGAAAGGAAGATAAGAAAAATCTTGGTAGAACTGGGGCTGAAACAGTACTTGCCGGGATTCCAGTACATCATCGAGGTTGAAACGCTGATGTTTGAGAACCGGAACAGAAGACTTTCTGAAATCTACCGGATTATCGGAGAGGAACACAGCACAACCAAGGAAAGCGTGTACCGGGCGATCAAGTGGGTTGTTGATAAGATGAACCCAAGCACAGAGCTATACAAGGAGATCAATGAGACAGACAAGCCGGTCTCAATCTATATGTTTGTTAATTCACTGTATTTATATCTTTGGGAGGATAGGAAAAATGAGGATTAAACACACCTTTTTGCAGAATTTCTGCAAATTCTATGGTTCTAACGTAGTGGACACTGATTTATACGACCGGACAGAGGTTTCCGGTGTAAATGAAACAGGTAAGTCCACGATCAAAAGAGCAATTCAGTATATTTTTGGATGCCGTGACGAGAACGGCAGAGAGATCACCGGAATCAGACCGCACGATAAGGACGGCAATGACATCGACGGAGATATTACCGCAGAAGTTACCGTGGAGATTGACGGTACAGACAAGGTTCTGAAAAAAGTATGCCGTCAGAACTTCAATAAGAAAGGCGAGTTTACCGGAAATGTCACGGATTACTATGTGAATGATATTCCAAAAAAGGCAGCAGATTTTGAAGCATTTTTGGAAGAGAGTGTATGCGGAAAAGATAAGTTCTCACTTTGCATCAATGCCATGACACTTCTTCTGAAAGGTGGAACGGATCAGAGAGCAATTCTTGCTGATATGTTTGGTCAGCACAGTAATGATGACATTTGCGACATGTATCCGGAGTTTTCACCTCTGAAATCTGTACTGCATGACGGCACGGTTGATGAATTGAAAAAGCGTTGCAACACACAGCTTTACGGCACAAGGGGAAGAAATGGAACCAAGGGCTTGCAGGATCTGTTAGATGAAATTCCGAGCCGTATTGACGAGGTGAGCCGTCAGAGAGTGGATATTGACCTTGCAGAACTGGAACTGAAAAAGAAAGCTTTACTGGATAAGCTGTCAGAGAACATTAAGCAGCAGACAGATACGCAGAACAGTATGAAGTCCTACGATAAGCTTTCTGATGGAATTATTGAGTTAAAAGGTCAGTTGAGTGCATTACAGCAGAAAGCAAATGAAAAACTGGATGCGGACAGAAGAGATAAGCGCACAACACTGAATCAGATTCAGAATGAGCATCAGAAAGAGTTGCTTAAGGCAGATACCATTCGTGAAGAGATCACGGAACTGGAAAAGCGTATCGCACAGTATGAGCAGAAGAGACAGGAATTGAAGAAGAGTTGGGATTTGAATAAAAGCCTTAAATTTGATGAAAACTCTCTGATTTGCTCATACTGTGGACAGGAATATCCGGAAGAGAAAAAAGAGCAGTTAAGAACGGAGTTTGATACGCATAAGGCACATGAATTGGAACTTATTACTAAAGAGGGTTCTTCCTGCGCTGAACATATCAAAGCGGATCAGGCAGAACTGGAGCATAAGCGTGAGGAACTGAAAAAGACCGAGGATGAAGTGGAGCGGTTGGAAAAAGAGATTGCCATTGCCGATAATGCATTAAATTCCATTCCGGCAAGCGTGGATATTTCCAACACAGAAGAATACAAAGCTATCCAGTCACAGATTGCTGAGAAAGAAGCTTCCATGAACAAATTCACTGACATGAATCTTCTCAGAATCCAGTTAAAAGGTGATGAAGAGCAGATCCGCAATGATATTTCTGTGGTTGATAAGTCTTTGGCGAGTGTAAGCATTAACGAGAGTGTGGATAAGCGTATCACAGAACTGGAACAGGAGCGCAAGAACATTGCACAGAAGATTACGGATGTGCAGGCACAGCTTGACCTGTTAAAGAAATTCAGCCGGAAGAAGAACGAACTGTTGGAAGCTGATGTGAACAAGTATCTTTGCTTCTGCACTGTGCGGATGTTCAGACCTCTTGTGAATGGTGACACGGAAGAATGTTGTGACTTTACATACCGTGGAGAGCCTTACAGCCGGAACATGAACCACGGAGCAAGGATTCTGACGGAAATTGACATTTGCAATGCGTTTCAGAAGCGGTGCGGTGTGGAATTGCCTATCATGGTTGACGATACCGAAAGCCTTGACCCTTGGAAGATTCCTGATGTTGACAGTCAGTTGATTATGTTCCGAAGAAGTGATGATGCGAGTTTGAAAGTGGAGGAAGTAGCTAATGCCTAATAATGATTATGGTAAAGATATAAAAGTTGAGATTTCTTTTAATGAAATGTGCAGAGTAATTGCAAAAGTAATGACAGAAGAACCGTTTGATTCTTTAATTGAAAAAGAACCATTTATGTTAATGTTTTTTTCCAAATTTGGAGCAAAAATTACTGACAAGATATTTGACGATGAGATAAAGAAAGGAGCTGCGGAAAATGGCAGAAGTAATTAAAAGTTACAAAGGATTCAACAAGGACATGACTTGCCGTGGATTCCAGTACGAAGAGGGCAAGGAGTACGAAGAGGAAACAGCAGATGCCTGCCACAGCGGATTCCATGCTTGTGAATATCCTCTGGATTGCCTTGGTTATTATTCTCCGAACGAATCTGTTTACCATGAAGTGGAGCAGAACGGTGAATTTGACAGAGGTGAAGATGATTCCAAGGTTGCATCCACAAAAATAAAGATTGGTGCGAGATTGGATATTTCTGGACTGGTAAAGGCGGCCATTGATTTTACTATGAGTAGAGTTAAAAAAGAAGCTGAAAGTGATGAAGACTGCGGTGCATCCTCTGCCACAGGTGACTACGGTGCATCCTCTGCCACAGGTTACAAAGGTGCATCCTCTGCCACAGGTGACTACGGTGCATCCTCTGCCACAGGTAACTGCGGTGCATCCTCTGCCACAGGTTACAAAGGTGCATCCTCTGCCAACGATTCCGAGAGCGTTGCGGTTGCATGGGGATACAAAGGGAAAGCAATGGGTGTCATTGGTTCCCATATCGTTCTTGCTGAATGGAAATATATTGGCAGTAAAGAGGATGACAGATACGACAGAGCAGAGCAGGAAGCATGGGAGTTTGTCGGTGCGAAGATGTTTCGGGTAGACGGTGAAAAAGTGAAGCCGGATACATGGTACAGATTGGAAAATGGTGAACTTATGGAGGTGGAAAATGAAGATTAAGAAAGAGACAGTCATTTCCGTTTTGACAACAAGAGGAGAAACAATCAATGCCGGTGACACCGTGATATTCAATTTTGATGACAAGTGTTGCGTGGGTGTGTACCTGGGACTTTCAGACCGTGGAGCCTTGAAATTCAAAGGTAAGATTGCTGATACGGATGTGACATATCATGTGATGCCTAGAAGCATCAAGGAGATTTACAAGGCTGATGTGACAGTGCATCAGGGAGGCTTTATGATTAAGCCGGAAAGTGAGGAAGAATAGCATGGAAAAACGTAAATTTAAGGTTGGAGAAAGATACAAAAGCGGAATGATTTTAGACAATGCTGCGGTAATTGAAATAACAGAAATCAATGGTGACTTTGTTTCTTACAAAGATGTCGTAAGAGAAACTAGTGGTAGGAAAATTTTTGAAATTGGTTCTATATTTTCTGATAATTTGGAAAAAGTCGGAAGTGAAACCATCGTCATCTACCGCAATGACAACAAAGTTGTTGCGTTGGACAAATCCACTGGCGAGAAAGCAGAAGCAAAATGCAATCCGGCTGATGAATTTGATTTCCGTACTGGTGCTAAGTTGGCTTTTAATCGGTTGATGGGAGAATATGTAAAGCCTGATGATGGTGTCCGTGAGGTGAAAAGAAAGGCTAAAGTTGGTGAGTACGTCAAGATTGTTTGTGCGATGCCTTGTTTGATTCCTTATAAAAACGGAGATATTTTCAAAGTAAATTGCGTTACGACATCAGGATGTATTTGCAAAAAATCTGAGGAAAATGTTGGTTTATGGCACAGCGAGTACGTTGTCCTTGAAAACTACAAACCGGAGAAGAAAGACGAAATCTGCGTGGGAGATACCGTAAAAGTCAAGGATACCGGTAAGCAGTACAAGTTATACGGTACATGGAGTGGTCTTTTAGGATACGAACAGAATTTTGTAATAGATTCAGATGTAAGCAAAGATGATGAATACAAAGTTTTAAGAATTAAAGAACACGATAGGCTTGCAAGGACTCTTGCACTTATTCAGAATCCAAATACAACACAGGTATTCATCATTAACATTGACGGCATCAAAAAGGTAGAAAGGTAGGTAGAAACATGTCAGAAGAAAAGAAGCAGGAAAACACAGGAATTGTGGAATACGAATCAAATGGGGAAATTGTAAAAATTTCCCCAACAACGGTAAGAAAGTACCTTGTAAGCGGTGGTGGAAACGTATCGGATCAGGAAGTAATGATGTTTATGTCTCTTTGCAGATATCAGCATCTTAATCCTTTTTTGAAAGAAGCATACCTCATTAAGTTTGGAAACAATGATCCTGCTACGATTGTTACCGGAAAAGATGTTTTTACAAAAAGAGCCGATGCAAATCCGAATTATGCAGGAAAAAAAGCAGGAATTATTGTTCAGAAGAAAGATGGTTCCGTTGAAGAAAGAGAAGGATCTTTTGTCCTTAAGGACGAATCTATTGTAGGAGGTTGGGCTAAAGTGTTTATCAAAGGAAGAGAGACACCGGAGTACCAGTCAGTATCTTTCGATGAATATGTTGGAAGAAAAAAAGATGGAACAATCAACGGTCAATGGTCCAAAAAGCCTGCAACAATGATAAGAAAAGTTGCTGTTGTACAGGCATTAAGAGAAGCTTTTCCGGATAAATTCCAAGGTTTGTATGCGCAGGAAGAATTTCCTGATGTTTCCGATGTGAAACTTGATGTGGAAAAAGTTGTGGCAGAAGAGGTACAGGCAAATGCAAACACTATCGAGTTTCCTGACACAACATTTGAGGAAGTACCGCAGACCGCAGAGACGGACATTGCCAGCGCAGAGACACCGGATTGCTTTAAGTAGAGGTTGAATAATATGTATACAGATATGTATAGAGTTTTAAAAGAAGGACAGTGTGGAGATTTCCGAATTGAAAAATTTGAAATAACTCCTAATAATTTGTATGCGGTTATTCATGGAATTAGTGTTGGAAAATATGTACGTCTTTTACATAAAAATGAAGTTGTAATGTCTGACACATATATGGAAAAGCGTACAAATTCCAAATTTGTCATAAACGCTCATGGCAATGTTCTTATTGGTGGTCTTGGAATTGGAATGATTCTTTTGGCAATACAAGATAAAAGTAATGTTGAAAGGATTATTGTTGTTGAGAAATCAGAAGAAGTTATAGCTTTAGTAAAAGATCAACTTCCATTGAATAATAAGGTTGAAATTGTAAATGAAGATGTATGGGAATATATGCCATCTTGTAAATTTAATACTATTTATATGGATATATGGAACTATATAAATACAGATGTTTACAAAGATTCTATGAAGCCACTGATTTCAAAATATAGAAAATATCTTGTATCAAAGGAAGAGGACGAAGAAAGATTTATTGATTGTTGGTGCCGTTTGGAAGCAAAGAAAGGAAAAGCAATATGAAGCTAAAATGTTTAGGTTCCGGTTCTTCCGGTAACTGTTATCTTCTGACAGCAGATAATGGCGAAACACTTTTACTGGATGCAGGACTTCCTATCATGGAAATAAAACGTGGTCTTAACTGGAATATTAAGTGTGTTGTGGGTGCGATATGTACCCACAGCCACAAAGACCACTCATTATCCGTAACAGACCTTGAACACATGGGAATACCAGTATTTAAGCCATATGAGAGTTTAGAACCTATGGAAATAGGGTTTACTGGTGGAAAAATAATGGCATTTGATCTTACGACACTGGATGGTAAGTGGACACATACCAACGCTGACGGTTCAGAATGCCCTTGTTATGGATTCCTGATTACTCACCCGGAAATGGGAAAATTGCTTTATGTAACTGACACGGAATTTGTTAAGTGGCGGTTCCATGAAGTAAACCACATCCTTATTTCATGTAACTATCAGAAGAAGTACATTACAGAGGATTCCAACGATGCTAAGAAATCCCATGTGTACCGTGGTCATATGGAACTGGAAACAGTAAAAGAATTTGTCATTGCGAACAAATCAGATGCCCTGCAGAACGTCATATTGTGCCATTTAAGCCGTGATAATTCTGATGCCAAAGAATGTGTCGCAGAGGTAAAAATGATTGCTCCATTGGCGAATGTGGACTATGCGGCAGCAGGTAAGGAATGGATTTTACAGAATGGAAAGGAGTGTCCGTTTTGAGTGGTGGAAGTTTTGATTATTTGTGCTACAAAGATGTGCCTGAGCTGATGAACAGTTCAAGCATTGCAAACCTTGAAAGCATGGTTCAGCACTTGCAGGAGTACGGTTACGAGGACATAGCACGAGATACACAGCGGTTAATTGAGTATATCCAGTCGGCAAGCATCAGAATTGAGGTTTTGAGTGAGAATCTTAACGATGTTTTTCATGCGGTAGAGTGGCATGAGAGCGGAGATATTAGCAGAGAGACCATGATTGAAAGACTGGAAAATTACAGAAATGGAGGTGCGAATGTCTGACACATTTTATAGACCACTTACACCGCAATTAAGAAGTGAAATAATGAATGGCATTGATTCCAACATATCCGAACTGAATACCTGTCAAAGCAATGCTTTAGTCAATATGCAAAAAACAGGATATGGGGCATTGAGAAATATTATAAATGCCTTGCCGGACGGATATTTGATTCCATTTGAAAGGCGGTGATTCGGTTGGCTGATTGGAAGAAAATCTATGCTATGAAAGCAGAACGTGAGAAAAAAATAAAACAGATATGCCCCGAAATATCGAATGTTAGCGGAATCTATTTGTTTTACAGAGTGGACGAAGCAGGAATCAGAAGAGGGTATTGTGGGCAAGCTGTCAGACTTTTAGAGCGCACATCTTCTCACCTTGCGGAATACGACCATATAGCATTGAGCCTTAAAAAACATGGCTTCAAGAGCAAAGATAATCCGCATGGGTGGTCATTGCATTTTTTAACCTGTGGGATATCAGAACTTGATGAAAAAGAAGTCGAGTATATTAAAAAATGTTCTGATAGTGGTATTCAGATGTACAACATTACAGCAGGAAGCCAAGGACAAGGGAAAATGGTAACTGGTGTAATGAAGCCGGGAAAAGGTTACCGTGATGGACTGGCACAAGGCAAAATCAACCTTGCAAGGGAACTGGCGAACATTGCCGACAAGCATCTGGTCATCAGTTTGAAGCCTGAGAAGCAGAACAATTCCGTGTCGCAAAGACAATTTGTTCGGTTTATGGAACTTTTGCATGGAGAAAAGGATGGTGAAAGTAATGAATAAAACAGACTATGAAGTACTTTTACAATACGTTGAAGAAACTGACAAGGAGTTTTATGAATCTCTTTCTACTCAAAAACAAATTATGTATCTTTGCTATCAATATGGAACTGAATCTTTTAAAAAATACTTATTTAAGTATAGATTTCAGCAAGTCTGTAATAAATTAAAGGAGTTTTTCAGAAAATGGTGAAATACGAAGGTGAATGCTGCGGATGCGCAACGGAAGCTTATCCATGTCTCGGCAATAGGTGCCCGAACATAAATGTGAAACATTTGTATTGCGATGATTGTAAGGAAGAGGTAGAGGAACTTTACGAGTTTGACGGTGTACAGTTTTGTAAGGAATGCCTGTTAAAGCAATTTGAGAAGATTACATGAGCGAAAAAAATTACGATTGTAGCTGTTGGAATGAGTACCCAAACACAATGCACTCAATCAACGGACGTACTCACAAACCGTATCAAAGTGGTAGATGGAAATGTGTTGATTGCTACGAATATGTAGGAAAATCAGAATACGGTGCTACTCATTGCAAAAGGAAAGAGCCAGAACTTGAAAAGAGGTGATACATAAAATGCCAAAACGATATGACAATCCGCAGGATATTTTGAAAATCATGCGGCAGACAGAACTTTTGAAGCAGTCTGCGGAAAGAAGTCCATTCACCGGAATACTTACATTGTTCTGCTATACCTTGTGGAAAGACTACAAGTACTCACAGACGAGACTTTCCGACTTCTGCGGTAAATTCACCGAGTACAACGAAAAGTACGAGAATGAGCCTTATACGGAGTTACAGAGCAGACTTAACGATTTTGCAGACTGGACGATTGAGTACAAGGAATTTACCGAAGCTGATTATCCACATTACAAGTCGGTTGTAGCGCAGAAATGCATCAGGGAACAGGTCAGATGTAACAACCTTATCAATGAGTTGTCCACAAGGTACATTCTATATGGAATGGTAATTCTTATGGAAGATGGATTCGGTAAGAAGAAGCTGACGAATTTCAAGGATAAGTTTTCTGACCACATGGACAAAGCCGGAGACAAGTGCAACGGAAAGGATTTCATGGACTTGTGGAGAGAACTGGTGGAAAACACCGGGATCTATATTGAGAAGCCTATTTTTGAGTAAGGAGTTCTAAATGGCAGAAAAAAGAATGTTCAGCGCAAAAATAATTGAGAGTGATGCTTTTTTGGATATTCCTGCTACGGCTCAAATGCTTTATTTCCATATCTGTATGAACGCTGATGATGACGGATTTGTAAACAACCCACGGAAAATCATAAGGATGTGCGGTGCTTCAGAAGATGATTTGAAATCCTTGATAGACAATAGATTCCTTTTATCTTTCGATAGTGGTGTTATGCTTGTAAAACACTGGCGCATTCACAACTACATTCCACCGGATCGTTACAAGCCGTCATGCTATATGGACGAAAAAAGCAAAATAGGTGTGAAACTAAACGGATCATACACTACAGACCCTAAAAAGATGGTTTCCCCAGTAGAGGGAAATCCAAAGAAGAGTTGCTACGACAAAGAAATCAAACTTGATAAGAGGTGATATAAATGCAGATGACAGGTTATGAATTGTTGGCGAATTACGAAAAAGCAGAGGACAAGGACAAACAGATTCAGATTCTTGCGGATTTGAACCACATTCCGGTTGACATGGTGTGTTTTGTGATTGACAACAGAGAAAAATTTGAAAATTTGGAGACACCATTGTCCACAGAAGAATTTGCAAAGTGGTGTGAGACGGAACTTGACCGTGTGGATGCTCATATCCATGCACAGGAAATATATTACAGAGAAATTTGCAATGTATACAGAATCGCAAGTACATACGGAAAAAGGAGTGTAGCTGTATGAGAGAGGGAACATGAAACTTTCAGAACGGTGACTTACTATACATGGATACACACCCGGTTGCTGATGCTATTAGAATCGGACGCACGAAGCCGTATGACTGCAGCTACCCGGTGATGGTGAGCAAGCCGAGGATCCCGGAAAGGAGTAAGGATGGAGAGACTGACAGAAAGAACCGCTGATGGAATTTTGGTAAAGGAGAATCACGGTGAAAACGCATTGAGAACATTCTATCAATGCTTTGGAGGAAAACCGAATGCCAACTATTCCAACTGTGAAGAAGGATACTGTGCAATGGAGAAGCTGGCAGATTATGAGGATGCCGAGGAGCAGGGATTGCTCCTGCGGTTGCCGTGCAAGGTGGGAGATACCGTTTATGTAATCACTTCTCCATTTAATGTGTTTGATGATATTGAATATGATGAGAACATGAAAGACGAAGTCTATGAAGCTTATGTTTCTAGTGTATCATTTTATGAAAGCGGAGAACAATATAGAATTTACGCTAAGGCAACAAATCATTTTATAGGAGCATATTTTAGAGAATGCGATTTTGGTAAAACAGTATTCCTCACAAAAGCGGAAGCCGAAAGCAAGCTGGCAGAAATGGAAGGTGCGGAATGAAGAGAGAAGAAGTTATTTACTGCTTAAAGGCTCAGAGTGAACGGTACTCAGAGGTTTGTGAAGAATGTCCTCTGTACGGGAAAACAGGAGTAGATCATTGCTGTGAGGATGCATTACAGCTAGCAATCACCGCCTTGCAGAATCAGCCGGTGTGGATTCCACTGCCGGAGACGTACCGGGAAAGTGAGGTAGAATATGGCAAATAGGAACACACTGCATAGCAACAAATTGGATGCTTTTCGCAAATGGCTTATCAAAACCGGATGGACGATTGAAGAACCGAAAGGTATATGGGAAGTATTAAGAGCGAAAAAGGCAGGAAGACAGAATCCCTTGATTGTCTATCAAAAAATGAACAAAGAGCATTTAAGCGTGCTGGACAGAGATATTGATGTCATCAAGAGATTTTTGCAAGAAAAGTAGGTGGAAGATGGTGAAATGTAATAACTGCAAAAATTTAGAAACAAAGGATAACGGGTTTGATGCGTACTCATGGTGCGAGAAAATCAACGACTGTCCGCATGAGGACATAGAAAGAGATTGCGAGCACTACTCCCCTATGACCAACGCAGACCGGATCAGGAGCATGACTGACGATGAGCTGGCAGATTTTTTAGTGACAGTAGAAACATACGGTTATCACGACCAGAGCATATCGGGAACCTACGAGATGAATGAATGGCTCAGGGCAGAAAGCGAGGAATGAGGATGCAAGATAGATATTTATTCCGTGGAAAGCGGATTGATAATGGAGAATGGGTACATGGTTACTTGTTTGATGATGGATTTGAAAATGGAAGAGTATTTATTGGCGGAATTGTTATTGAAAAATACAATGGAACTGCTTGCGATGATTGGAATGTTACTGGTATAAATTTCTACGAGATAGACCCGAACACTATCTGCCAGTGTACCGGACTTAAGGACAAGAACGGCAAGCTGATTTGGGAGAATGATATTGTTAAACATTACAATGATGGAGCACATCCAGAAAATTATTGCACTGGCACTGTACTTTGGGATGAAAATTATGCTGAATTTTATCGGACAAGTAATGAGTATGGATTATCAAAGCCACGTATAAACAGGGATTGTATTTATGAGGTTATCGGAAACAAATTTGACAATCCGGAACTGTTGGAGGAGTAATATGGCGACATGCAAACGCAAAAATCGTAATTGTCGGTATGAGTATAATCAAAATTCTTACCAGTGCAAGAAATGTATTGAGGAAAATTTAAATCAATATCCGATTACCTGCGAAGATTGTCATTACGGTGGTTGGGGAATATGCAATAAAAGGGGTAAGAATCAGCGGAGAATGAGACCTTGTGTGGATTTTAAATGGAGTTAAGGAGGGTAGCCATGACGGAGAATGAAGCAATAGAAAAATTACATGCATATCTTGAATGTGAAAGCCGTAGAGCAAAAATTGTAAGTTGTAATGAAAGTTGCGATGATTGCGAATTATGTTATATGCAGGGTACTGGTGCTGAACACATTACAAGTGTGAAAACAGCAATTAAGGCACTGGAAGAGGTGCAACAGTACCGCCAGATCGGAAAGATTGGCACCTGTAGAAATGCCGTTGAGATCTGCAAAGCTATGATCGAGCGTGGGATTGACCAGGACAATATCGCAGAATACATAAAATTTGAGGATAACCTAGTGCAGAGAGGGTACGACCTCAAAAAGCTGATTGAGATGATGGAGGAGCATAAGCAGTACCGTCAGATCTGCACGGTGGAGGAATGTTTGCGGAATAAGGATTTCTTGGATTTCCTTGCGGACAAGATGAACCCGAACGATTTTGAAACATATTTGAGTATGTACAATTCATCTGGCGAGAAACAGGAGGATGAACGATGGGAAAATTGATTTATGCGAATAAATTAAAAGCGGATTTAGAAAAAGCAATTTCAAAGAATGAAGATATGGATTGCTTAGACTTTTTACGCGTTGCTTCTGTTACAGATGCCCAGCCGACCGCCTACGACCCGGACAAGGTTGTGCAGCAGTTGGAAGAGAAAACAGAATTGGCTTTTCAAAGATATATGAATTGCCCGAAAAATAGCCCGTGTTATCAAAGATACCAGGAACAGTATCTGCAAAGAAAGATGTGTTTGGAGATTGTAAAGGCAGGTGGAGCAGATGCGAAAACCGATTCCTAAATCTGTCAGAAAATTAGTGTACAAAAAGTACAACGGGCATTGTGCCTACTGTGGATGTGAAATACAAGAAAAAGGCTTTAATGTAGACCATTTACATTGCCTTAGAAACTATGAGTACACAGAGGATTTTACCGGTATCGATGTACATGACATTAGAAATCTTATGCCGTCTTGTGGCTCATGTAACCGTTATAAGGCAACAATGGATTTAGAGACATTCAGAAAGCAGTTGCAGAAGATACCTGACAGACTGAAAAGAGATGTTTGTACATACAATATCGCAGTCAGATTCGGTATGGTGCAGGAAAACAGAGAACCGATAAAGTTCTATTTTGAGAAAGTAGGTGAAACGGATGGCAATTAAACCGATTTTATTCAATACAGAAATGGTGAGGGCGATTCTAGACGGACGGAAGACCTGCACCAGGCGTATATGCAAAGATGCAAATGAGTATACCGTACCGGATATGGATTTTTACAATGCTGACAGGCGGACTTATGCAGTACATAACTTTGCTGATAAGGAACAGGTGGAACAGTTAAGTACAGCGGAGAGAACCTGTCCTATCTGTCCAGGCGATATCTTGTATGTACGGGAAACATGGGAACATTTTGATTGTTGTTGTTGCGAGGGAGACGAACATGGAAATTGTTACCAAGAACCACAACAGAACGTCTTGAATAAAAGCTATGGCTGTTATATGTACCGGGCAACAGATGAAATATATGGAGATGCAAGGTGGCACCCATCTATCCACATGCCGAAAGAAGCCGCTCGTATCTGGCTGAAAGTTACGGATGTAAGAGTGGAGCGGTTACGGGAGATTACACCAAAGGACTCTGAAAATGAAGGCGTTGGAAATCTTTTCTACGAAGATATAGGGTACAGTGAAAAAAATTATGGAACAGAAGTAGATCCAGAGTATGGAATTGCAAAGGAACAGTTTGCATGGCTGTGGGAATCAACAATCAAGAAATCTGACATTGACCGCTACGGATGGGATGCTAATCCGTGGGTGTGGGTTATCGAATTTGATCGGTGCGAAAAGCCGGAAGGAGTGTGAAATATGTCTAAAGCAGTATTGGTTATGGATACGCCGGAAACCTGTGAAAATTGCGCTTGCAAATATCCCAGTTATAAAGATGATGCTCTTTACGACTGCTCAATTACAGGGAAGACGATTCCAATAAATGGTGGGCGCTACAAAAATAGACCTAAATGGTGTCCGCTCCGTGAACTGCCGGAGAAAATGGATTGCTTTGCGGAAGCAATTAAGAACGATTGTTACGATGGAACGGAATACGAGCATGAGTATTTAGATGGAAAGAGTGATGGCTGGAATGCCTGCTTGGATGAAATCTTAAAGGAGTGTGATGCAGATGGAACACATTGATTACACCGCCCTGTACGAGCAGAATGAGGACTTTAAACGGTACGTTGACCGCTACTGCGTGAAGCACAGAATCAGCGTCGCAGAAGCCTTACAGCACTATCTGGTGCAGGCAGCAGGACGTGTGTATAAGGAGCAGGCAGAAACGATAGTTAGATTAAACCAAGAAAGGAGCCGAGACTCTGGACAGAGTGAAGCATATGCGGTCTCATTGAAAAAATGAAAAAATTAAAATGTGAGATTTACAGAGATTCAATGCAGAACTATAAGAAATATGCCATACCTCCGGCACAGCTTATCATTGCCGATGTTCCGTATAATGTCGGAAAGAATTTCTACGGAAGTAACCCTATGTGGTACAACGGTGGGGATAACAAGAACGGAGAAAGCAAGCTGGCAGGTAAGGCGGCATTTAATTCCGATTTCAACTTTAATCTGTATGAGTATTTCCATTTCTGCTCAAAGATGCTGAAAAAGGACGATAAAAAGACCGTTAATCGTGGCAGAAGTAGTGACAGCCCTTGCATGATTGTGTTCTGTTCGTTCGAGCAGATGCCTACGCTGATTGATGCTGCTTATAAACATGGATTTATCCATTACATACCGCTTGTATTTGTGAAAAATTATAGTCCGCAGGTGCTTAAGGCAAATATGCGTGTGGTTGGTGCTACTGAATATGCTCTTGTGTTCTACCGTGACAAGCTGCCGAAGTTCCGGAACGGTGCAAAGGTTGACGAGGACGGAAAGACGATCCGTGGCACTGGGAAAATGATTTTTAACTGGTTCACATGGGAGAAAGACGGAAAAGACATTCCGAAGATTCACCCGGCACAGAAGCCTGTTGCTGTTCTGAAAAAGTTGATTGAAATTTTTACCGACCCCGGTGACGTAGTGATTGATCCTTGCTGTGGCAGCGGTAGTACCTTAAGAGCAGCCGCAGAGATCGGGAGAAGTGCATTCGGATTTGAGATTGACCGCAACTTCTATCAGAGAGCAAAGAATGAGATGATTGTCTTTGAAAGAGATAATCAGATTAGTTTTGAGGATATTCCGGGGGTGATGCCGTAATGGATTTTGGATATTACAACATGGATTGCATGGATGGAATGAAAGAGTTCCCGGATGATTACTTTGACCTTGCGATTGTGGATCCACCGTATGGTTTACATGAGCATGGTGGCAAAAATAGGAATACATTTGTTAAGCAGAAAAATGGAACAAAAACATATGTAAAGGACGGTCAGTACGAAAACAGAGGGTGGGACAATGAGCCCCCCTCTAGGGAATACTTCAAGGAATTATTTCGGGTATCCCAAAATCAGATTATATGGGGATGCAATTACTTTGATTTTACTTTGGCTGGCGGTCTTATCGTATGGGATAAATGCAATGATGGTTCTGACCAGTCGGATGCAGAGGTGGCATTCTGCAGTCTGACTAAAAGGATAGACATATTCCGGTATATGTGGCGTGGAATGTTCCAGGGGAAGTCCATTACTGAAGGAACTATTCAGCAGGGGAATAAGGCGTTGAACGAAAAGCGTATCCACCCTACACAAAAACCAGTGGCACTATATGAATGGCTTCTGAACCGTTATGCAAAGCCCGGAGACATTATCTTGGACACTCATGTAGGCAGTGCCAGCAGCTTGATAGCCTGCTACAGAACCAACCATTCATATGTTGGCTTTGAACTGGACAAGCATTATTATGATTTATCCAAAAAGAGATTAGATGCAGAAATGGCACAAATGCGATTATCTGATTTTATGCCGGAGGTGATGCCATGAAAAATAACATTATCATTGACTGCTTTGCCGGTGGCGGCGGAGCAAGCGTAGGAAGTGAAATAGTAACTCAAAATTTGAGTTAAGAAGTGAAAAATTTAATTAAAAATTTGAGTTTCTATTTGAGTTCCACTCAACATTAGTTAACTTAGGACAGAACAGAGGAGTGGTGAAGATGGCTACTATAAAACAAGCATTTAATAAAAGAATTTGGGGATGTGCAGAAAAATATAAGCCGACATACCAGATAAGCTATATGGAAAACAAAGACATGGCGGAAACAGAATTTACAGTTAACTCTGCATCAACAGCAGAAAATGAATTGCAAGATTTTTGGAATGATTTTTGCAAGGATAATGGACTGAAAAAGAATTCTGTAGTTGCCGTTGTATGTGTTGGCTAACTTAGAATTTGGCAAAGGAGCGGAATATGGAAAAAATAAAAGTAAGTGACATCGAGATAATTGTCACTGGAAAAAAAGAAAAACCTTATTTTGAAATAAAATACAGAGAGGTAGGAAAGCGACATTACAATATTGGTTTCAGTTCATACAACCTGGATTATGTCTTCGACTGGAAAGAAAAGTGTTTCGAGGTGATTAAGCCCAAAAGGAATATATTTAGAAAAATATTAGGGATTTAGCGGAGGTAGAAGAATGATATTATTGCAAGACGGTGTAGAAGTGTTTTGCCCGATTGGATATTGTAAAGCAGATGATGAAAAAAGAAATCCAAATGATATAGAACAATGCCCGATTGGGTGTGAAACGTGCGACGGAGACTGTTTTTATTATGATGAGGATTTAAACTAAACTGAAATATTAGGATTTAGTGGAGGGATAATAGGATGATACATGCAATTTGTGATTTTTGTGGAAAAGACTGTGATAGAACGGCAACGCTGTTATCTATGACACCTTTTCAAAATTTTGCCAGATATCATACGGACAATGAACCATATGGGTGTAGAGAAAAAACAAGAAGCTTTGTTATTTGCTATGACTGTTGTAAGAAGCATAATCTTCCAAACCCATATGAAACTTATTCTGGCATTACTAAGCAGGAAGGGCGTTATGAAAAGTGTCTTGATAATTATACAGATGTAGATCTTTTGGATGATAAGAAATATGATAAGTAAACTGAAATATTAAGATTTATGGAGGCATTTGTATGAGAAAAATACATGAATGTGCAGAAGATATAAAAAATATTTTAAATGATGCAGAACGAACCGAAGAGGTTGACGGAGATATGTTATGTAGTATTAATGAGTTGGTGGATGAAATTTTATCAATATATTGTTTAGAAAAACAACAAAGAAAAATGGCTATAGCTGAAGAAAATGAGATTCTTTCAGAAGAGGCTAAAAAAGCAGGATGGAAGTCTGGTGTTATGAACATCTAAACTGAAATTTAGTAGAGGAGAATGGCTTATGAAGTTGTCAAAACTGACTAAGCCAGAACTTGAAGAAATCTTCCGGAACGCCAATTTCACGGAAGAGGAAGAGAAAGTGTTTTGGGATTTGTCTAAAGGAATTTCTCAAAAAGAAATATCCTTTAGACATTCAATTTCTGTAACTACTGTAGAAAGAAGAGTTAGGTCTATAAAAAATAAGCTTGAGCGGTTAGAAGGTGATAGATTTGGAACTTTCTGATATGGAAATATTGCAATATGCCGTTAGCAATGGTATGATTGACACGGAATCTTTGCAAAAAAGCATTGAAATGAAAAAGAAAGAGGAGTATCTGAAGAAACACCAATACGCAATCAACAAAGGCAAAGACGGATACTGGAGAACTTATTTGCCAGATGAAGAAAAAGGAAGGAGACTTGTAAAAAAGAAAAGCGAGGAAGATCTCAAAGAAGAAGTTATTGAGTTTTACTACCAAAAAGAGCAAAATCCAACAGTTACAGAAGTGTTTTACGAATGTGAAGACCGGAGATTGTCTCTTAAAAAGATATGTAAAGCAACATACGACAGAGACGAGAGATATTTTCTCAGACACTATGGAGAGTTGGGAAAGCGAAGAATAAAATCAATATCAGAAGATGAATGGGGGGATTTTTTAGAGGAAGAAATTGCCGATAAAGAGTTGACACCTAAATCATTTTCCGGTCTAAAAGGAATTACAAGAACATTTCTTAAAAGAGCGAAAAAACGCAAACTTATTGATTTTAATATCGTAGAACTGTTTGATAATCTTGACGTATCTGATAGTGATTTTAAAAAAGTAATAAAAGAAGACTATGAAGAAGTATTCGACGAATATGAAACTGATGTAATGATTAAGTATCTTGTCAGCCACCTTGATACTTCTAATGTTGCGATATTGCTTATGTTTTTAACTGGCGTACGTATCGGAGAAGTTGTAACATTAAGGCATTCCGATTTTTCTGATAATACTTTTAACGTTCGCAGAACGGAGACGAAGTATAAAGATGAAAACGGAAACAATGTTGTTGAAGTAAAAGAGTATCCTAAAACCAAGGCAGGAATCAGAACAGCAATTATACCAAGTGATTATGTATGGATTTGCGATAAAATAAAACACATGAATCCGTTTGGAGATTACATTTTTACCAAAAATGATATTAGGATCACCGCACAGGCGGTTAGGCAAAGGCAGAAAAGGCTTTGCAGGAAATTGAAAATTTATCCAAAGCCACCGCACAAAGTAAGAAAGACATATGGAACTATTCTTATGGACAACAATGTGGATAAGAGACTTGTCATGGATCAGATGGGGCATACAGATATTATGACATCAGAAATACACTATCATAGGAACAGGAAAACCATTGAAAAGAAATCGTCTATTTTGAGTAGTATACCAGATTTACAGGCAAGGTGATTTGACTACTATTTTTGCGAAAGTAGTCAAAAGTAATCAACAAAAAACACCTAGAAAGCCAGTAAATATGCGGAAAGTAAGAGGAATAGAGTGGGGTTCGAGCCCCCTTGCTTCCACTCGAAAAAGCTGATAAAATGGGCATTCCCGGGCAACGGGTAGTCGGATAGTAGTCAAAATAGTAGTCAAGCCTAAAACGAAAGGAGTTTTTTGCAAAGATTCCAATAATTTTATAGTGAATGAAATGTGACGGATACATGACGGGTAGACCGTCTTTTTTTATGCCAAAATTTAAGCATAAGGAGGGATGACCTTATGGGAAAATTCAAATTTTCTGATGAAACACTGGAACACATCTTCAGCAAAGAACGTACAAGGGAAGTGCCGATTAAGTATCAATCAATCATGGTTCATGTGATCGAGGAAGTTTTAGGAGAAACGGGTAATGCTTATGAATTTCAGTCCGTTGGGACTTATGAACAAGCCGACATATCAGACACTTGATGAAGTTGAAATTGCGAAACAGATAGAATCAATGGAAGAAAGGGAGAACAGCCATGCCACAGCCGATTATGAATCCGAACTATTTCAATCCGCAGTATAGAACACCTATGTACGGACAGTTTATGCCACAGCAGGAACAGTTCCAGCCACAGCAGTTTATGCAACAGCCACAGCAAAACGCAGTACAGATGTACGGTCGTATTGTACCGGCGCAAGAGTGCATAGCACCGAATGAGGTTCCTATGGATGGCAACACAGCATTCTTCCCCAAGCAGGACCTGTCGGAGATCTATGCTAAATCCTGGGGAGCAGATGGAAAAATATATACAAGGCTCTATAAGCCTGTTTTAGATGCAGACCTTAACAATTTACCGTCAGACACAGAAAAGGCTAAATTTGACCTATCAGACGAAGCCACAGCGGTATTTATGAAGCGCTTCGATGAACTGGAACAAAAGATTGAGCAGTTGAAAACTTCGCAAACGCAAAGAAAAACTCCACAATCGCAAAGAAAGGATGATGCAGAATGAATATGATGAATCCTATGCAGATGCTTAAGACAATGGGGAATCCGCGACAGTTTATCCAAAATATTATGGGAAACAGTCAGATCATGTCAAACCCTATGGCTAAAAATATAATGGGCATGGCTCAAAAAGGAGATTTTGCCGGAGTAGAGCAGTTAGGAAGAAATATTGCTAAGGAACGTGGTATGGATTTTGATTCCGAATTTGAAAAATTCAAGCGTCAATTTCCTATGAAGTAGATACTAAATTCTTGCAAGATTAAGTATAAAAAATCTTATACGGAGGTAAAAATTATGTTTGAGAGTAACAATACTCCCTTTACCATGCCTGTTATGCCGGCTAATGGCGGATACGGAAACAACGGTGCATGGGGCGACGATGGTGCATGGTGGATTATTATTTTCGTCCTTTTCTTCGCTTTTGGCGGTTGGGGCGGTAATGGATGGGGCGGTAATGGCTCTAATTCCAGTTACTACACTGATTCTGCATTGCAAAGAGGGTTCGACACCCAGTCTATCATCGGTAAACTGGACGGAATCAATAACGGTCTGTGTGACGGATTCTACGCTGTAAACAACGGTATGCTTACTGGATTTAATGGCGTAAATACCAACATTTTACAGACTGGCTATGGCATCCAACAGGCTATCAATGCAGACACCGTAGCAGGAATGCAGAATGCTAACGCTTTACAGGCACAGTTAGCACAGTGCTGCTGCGATACCCGTGAAGCTATCCAGGGTGTAAACTACAATATGGCAACGAATACTTGCGCATTGCAGAACACCATGAATAACAACACTCGTGATATTATCGACAGCCAGAATGCCGGTACAAGAGCAATCCTTGACTACTTATGTCAGGATAAGATCGCTACTCTGCAGGCAGAGAACAACGATCTGCGCAGAGCCGCTTCTCAGGATCGTCAGAATGCTCTTCTGACTACTGCCATGAGCGCACAGACACAGCAGATCATTAACGCTGTGAATCCTGCGCCCATCCCGGCATACCAGGTTCCCAACCCTAATGTATATTACGGATGCGGATGTAATACTGGTTGCGGATGCTAAAACTGCATATCGAGTAACTTAACCTTAAGGTTATGTCTGCTATGCAGAATTACTGACAACATGGGGCAGACTATATGGTTTGCCCCTTTGATTTTGAAAGAGAGGTATTTATTATGGCTGAATATACAGCAGTAGCATTACAGACTGTGGCAGCAGGAGCGGACGTTGCTTTTACTGAAACTGCCGTAAATGGAAGTAACTGTATCAATCATAGAGAGGGATCCGGAATTGTGAAGTTAAGAGGTATCACTAATCAGTGTCGTGCAAGATTCCTTGTAAGTTATTCCGGTAACATTCAGATTCCCACTGGTGGAACTGTTGGGGAAATTTCCCTTGCACTGGCGGTAGACGGGGAACCTTTACAGTCCACAAGAATGATTGTAACTCCGGCAGCAGCAGAGAATTTACAGAATGTTAGTTCACAAGCATATATTGACGTTCCAAGATGCTGTTGTTCAACAGTTTCGGTAATGAATACATCAAGTCAGGCAGTAGAGGTTCAGAACTCTAATTTAATCGTTATTAGGCAGGCTTGACAAGTATTCTTTAATAAGTCTTTCCAGTATTGCTGATACAGGAAGGTGTTCTTTGATTGCTTGAATTTTAATCTTTTTCAGTAATTCGCTTTCCATTGTTGTTGTGAATTTGATTTTTGACATTTTAAAACCTCCTTTTTAAGTGTATTTTACCATAAATACGTATTGACGTAAAGTTATAAAATTGATATAATACACGTAAAATGGTATATACGTATAAAGGAGATTGGGAAATGGCTTTTAAGAAAGGAAATACACCATATAATTTTGATGATTTGACAGGAAAAATATTTAACCGCCTGACAGTTGTTGAAAGAGTATATAAGGAGAACACCAAAAAGACATATTGGAAATGTAAGTGTTCTTGTGGAAAAGAAACAATTGTTGAAAGCTCGAAAATCAAAGGTGGATACACCAAGAGTTGCGGATGCCTTAATGAAGAAAACAGAAAGAACCATATAGAAGAATTAACTAAACATAAAATGAGCGGTACTAAATTATTTAAAATTTGGTGCTCTATGAGAAAAAGATGCGAAAACGAAAAAGAAACGGCATATATGTGGTATGGCGGCAGAGGCATTAAGGTATGTTCTGAATGGAAAGGTGAAAATGGATTCCAAAATTTTTATAACTGGTCTGTAAAGAATGGCTATAAAAATGGATTATCCATAGATAGAATAGATTTTAACGGAAACTATGAACCATCAAATTGCCGTTGGATTACGCAAAAAGAGCAATGCAACAATACAAGAAGAAACATTTACATTGATTACAATGGAGAGCGAAAAACATTAAGTGAGTTATGTGAAATCCACAATTTGAAATATGGAATTATGTACCATAGGGTTTGCAACTTAGAACTTCCTTTTGAAATTGCTATGAATTTAAGTGGATTTTGCAAAACGTATTACAACGGGAAAGAAGTAGATTTGAGACTAATATCAAGAGATAAAAAGATCGATTATAAAATTTTATTAAAAGAAATATTGGTAAACAAAAAAGATATAGAACAAGTTATATCAGAATATGGAGGTAAATAAATTGGATGTTAAAAGAATGCATGAAATGATTGAAAAACTTTCTGAATGCGCTAAAACGCAGTTTGACAAAGGAATTGACAAAGTAGATACTTGCGAAATGGGAAAAGTCGTTGATATGATGAAAGATTTGTCAGAAGCCATGTACTACCGTGAGCTGACAAAAACCATGCAGGAATATGATCCGGAAGAAGTCGTGGAAATGTTTGATCGTTACGGTGACGGTGGCAGACGGTACTATGACCATTACCGCTATGCTGACGGCAGATTTGCACCTAAAGGTCGTGGAACCTACCGCAGAGGTTATGAAGAGCCACCCTATTACCACATGACCCCGGAAATGTATCACCGTGACATGGACAGAGACATGGGGCGTATGTACTACACTGAAACTTCTTCATCCGGTATGCGTGATGCAAGAGAGGGAAGAAGTGGAATGAGCCGCAGAACCTACATGGAAAATAAGGAACTGCATAAGGCGAATACACAGCAGGACAAAGAAGCAAAAGTCCGTGACCTGAACACCTACATGACCGAACTTGCAAACGACATGACGGAGATCATCAACGATGCAACACCGGAAGAAAAGACGGTACTGCGGAACAAATTGTCTGCACTGGTAACAAAAATCGGTTAAAACACTTAAGGGGCTTATTTAGCCCCTTTTATGTTGGAGGTGGTAAGTTGTTCACGATAAATGGAATGGACTGGAATTTAAGCCGTGTACGCAGTCACAGCCCTATGCTGATGCGTTCTGATGGTACATATACTTTTGGCATGACAGACAGGAACACAAGAGAAATTTACATATCAAATATGATTCATGGTAATTTCTATGAACGTGTGCTTTGCCATGAATTGTGCCATGCGTTCTGCCTGTCCTACAATCTGACTATGGATATTCAGACGGAAGAGATTGTTGCCGACTTTTTGGCTACCTACGGAAGAGAAGTGTTTGCGCTGGCTGATGAATTGATAAGTGGATACATGGAAAGAATGGCATAGAAAAGGGCATCCGCAAGGGTGCCCTTAAAATCCTATATTCTATTGTAATTTAATAACTTCTTTGTTACCTGTCCAAAAACTTGTTTCGTATTCCAGTTCAATACTCTGCGCATCCTGCGGAACTACAAATGCAATCTTGTAAGATGTTTTTCTACCGCTTGAAATATTCGCATTCAAAGAAGAGTTATCCACAACACTGTAATTTTGTTCACAATCTGTATCGTCTGCGTAACACTGGAAATCGTAGATGCTTACATACTTATCATCTTTACTGTTGTTCTGATAGGAAACATCAATCATAATGTATTTTGTTCCATCAGCAGGAGCGTTCCAACCGTATTCATCCTCATAATCAGTGTAGTCAAGGTCAAAATCATTAATAGTGACTTGCAAGCCGTCCGCATCGAATGTGTAACCGGGAGAAATAACAGTACCACTCGGTACTTCCGCTTCTTCAACCTTTGATTCCGGTGTACTTTCTGATACTGCGGTAGAACTTTCTTGTATTGCAGAAACAGATGCCTGTGTGCCGGTAGATTCCTTGTTACTATCGGATACACTATTTACAAACAATGCCATAATGGCAAAAATAATAATTCCGATAATAGAGCAAGTCAGTCCTGCGATAGCAGTGCCGTGTTTCTTGTCTTTCTGACATAGTGCAATGATAGCAAGAACAGCACCTATAATTCCCGGCACAATTCCGAAAGCTATACAAGCTGTCAAAATACTGATGATTCCTAAAATCATCGAAGCAATTCCTAAACCACTTTGTTTCATAGAGTAATTACCCCTTTCATTTTGAATTTTATAAAATTTTAACACATTTGTGGTATTCTGTCGATAAATAGATGTGAAGTATTGAAAAAATTTTAATGTGTTTCTTTTGATACCCCCGTAGGTCTGCATTTTCAACCGAAAATCTCGTTTTCAGAGGTTTTTGAAAGAAAAATTTTTCTACAATTTTCGTGCTAAAAATTTTCAATCCCCCCAGGGTAGCACTTTTCAAGCTGGAAAATCCGTTTTCAGAGGTTTTTCTCTGATTTTTTCAGACCGTTTCAAGGTGTGGAACATCTGCACACTTCTGCGGTGCGAGTCTTGAACCGGTCAACGTGTCGCAGCTTTCGCAAGGTATCCGACTGCCGAAAGCATAGAATCATACGCAGACCGCAGCAGCTCCGCAGATTCCGGAGACATACCACCGGCGGCGCTCTCCACCCGAATGACGGTTTCCAGCCGTTCCCCGGCATCCGATACGCTCTCCATAATGTCGTATACATGACCGATTCCCACTTTTCGCATTTTGATAAAATCCCCCTTGTAATATTTGATTGTACACCAAGACAGCGCAAGCCGTCAATATATTAGGGTGCAGGATCTGACCGGACCCGGTGGAAGAGTAGCACAAATAGACCGCCAAGCCGGCAGCAGATCCAACGGAACACGACAAAAAGACGGTTGTAAGCCGTCTTTTATCTGTTTTCAAGTTCAAAAATCGCCCACCGCAGGGCGGCGGCTGTCTCCGTGTCGTGCTCTCGTTCCGCACGTTCTAACAGCTTGTATAGTCTTTCAAGGTTCTTTTCTTTCATCCTGGCAACCTCCTTTTTTTAAATTTTTGGGTAAAATACACCCATAAAGCCATTGCCGGGCATCGCTCCCGGCTGGCATCCTCTGCAATGGCTGTCACGGCTCAAAATCTATAATTCCTAAATAAAATTGATCTTTAAAGTTATTAAAAAAATGATCTTTTAAATCTGATAATGTTTTTTCTCCATTTTTTAACGCTTCAAAATCACTCAACACCATTTCATCAGTATAATTTGCAAATTTATTATAACTGATTGATATTCTAAATTTTTCTCCGGATTTTACCCAACCCAAACGACCGGAATTTTTAGCAACTGGATATACACCTATTACATAACCGTATAAATCCTTATAATCTTTTGTGTTTTTGTCGTGCCAATCCTCTAGTTGTATTTCCGTACCGTCAGGCATTGCCGAAATTTCTATAATTTTCATTTTCTCGTTCCTCCATATTTTCAATTTTCCCGTTTCCGGGTAAAAGCAAGCCGGGGACACGATCCCCGGTGTAAGCCTGTCTTACTTGCTTAATATTCAATTTTTAATTGCGCAGAGCCTTTATATAAAAAAGCTGTTTTTCCGTGTAGGTCGCTACAAGTCCAACCACCAGAAATATAATCATTTATAAGGCTTTCAAAATGCTGGTAATTTGCACATTTAATATATATCATTGTTTTATTCCTCCAATTTTTTGTAGTATCTGATGTTGCGCACCTCTTAAAAGTAAATATAAAATTTTTCTCCGGTTGCGTTCCAGTCTTTGTCTAAGATTTCCATTTTGTATAATTGGCCATTGTTACCGTAAGTGCCAGCAGAATAGAAAAGCTGTGTTGCGCTACATCCTTTAGCTTCAGTATACGCTTTTTTTATCTCTGCAATAATGTTATTTACTCTGTCACCATTATCACCGCATAAATAAGAGCCGGCCGGAACATCTTTTAAGCAGCTAATATAATGGATTGCATTCTCGAAGCTGTAGCAGTTTACGTCTAACTTGATGCCGTCTAAACGCTGACCCTCTGCAATAAGATTTTTCCGTGAAATTCTTTTACTCATATTGCTTTTACCTTTTCACCCGTGTTATAATTTGGGTGCCTTTCTTTTTGGGTGCCGCTCGGAAGTCTTGCAGGATGCCGGGCGGCTTTTTTATTTGTTGAGATAACTATAACAGATATAAGGCACAAAAGAAAGATGTAATAATATACAAATATAAGGCACAAAATAAGCTCTTTTGTTGTGCAAAATATATAAGGCACAAAAAACATGATTATATTATAGTAGATAAAAAATAATATTGACATATAAGGCACAAACAAATATAATAAAGATACATTTATATAAGGAGGTGCAAACAATGGAGCGAAAAACTACAGATGCAACAAGAAAAGCGATTTACAAATACGACAACAAATTTGAACGGGTGAATTGCCGTTTTGCAACTGGCACAAAAGACCGCATCAATAAATTAGGTTATAAGAGTGTAAATGATTTTATAAAATTAGCTGTTGCGGAAAAACTGGAGCATGACGAAAAAATATTAAAATAAGGCACAAAAACATATTGACATATAAGGCACAAAATGCTATAGTGATATCACGATATCAAACAAGTGATATCACACTAATGATATCATAAAAAACTAATGATATCACATAGATGATATCACAAGAAAAGGAGGTGCTAAAATGGCGGAAACATTTAACCAAATGATTAGATTCCCGAAAGACCTAGAACCGCATATCAAAGCGCAAGCTGAAAAGAACGGTTTAAGCGTCAACCAGTTTGTTATAGGTTCCGTGATTGCAGCATTGCAACCAGTACAGCCGCAGACGGTGACAGAGCAACCAAAAGAAACACCCGTGACAGGCTCTAAAAGCCCCATAGACGAGAAAATCGCACTCATGCAGGCAAATGAACGGTTGCACGCTTTACAAGCCAAAACAGCGGCAGAAAGAGCCGCTAGAGAGCATGGAGAAGTTGCACCAGTCGTTAAACATCCTCCGAAATGGGCGGGCTTACCCGGACAGCGGCCAGACGAAAGTAATGTTGAATGGGTAGAACGCAAGCGGAAAGAAGCAGAAGAAATTTACAAGCAAGGCATGGATCGAATACAGAGAGAAAAGGAGATGAAAGCATGACAGGCACACCGGAGCAGATCACAGCGAAGAAAGCCGCCAGGATCCGGTCAAATGTCCGGCAGTTCTTCCGGTATTACCGGGATCAACTGGAAAGCACCGAATCGGAACGGCTGAAAGAATTTAACCGGGCAGAACTCCAAGCATTGGAAACAGTGCAAGCGGAAACGCTCCAAGCACTGGACAGTATGACAGATGCAGAGTTATTGACCAGCAAAACCGCATACGCTGACAGGGCATTAATTGACCGGATCACAGCGAGAGCGGAACGGATAAGAAGAACAAGTAAACAAATAGCTTAAAAGAAAGGTTAAAAGGTGGAAATTATGCAGAAGATAGAAATTTATTGTAATTACGGAGTTTTAGCAGCAGAAAAGAGAAATGTTTATACTTACGGCGGACAACACCAACACGCAACCTGCAGCGATCGCATGACTGTTATAGTTCCGGACGAATGGAAATTATATAAAAATACTTTTGGTGCTACTATGGTTGAAGCCCCCTGGGGCGAATGCTACGAGATTAGCGAAGTACTTCAGGGGAACGAAAAGCCTTGTTTTTATGCGCTAGATAGAGAAATGAAAGGGCATAGGGCATATTTGGAAGAAGTAAACGAATAAAAGCAACAGGCGGAGCCGAAAAGCTCCGCTTTTTGCGTTGGAGGTTAAAAGATGGAAAGAAACGTAAAAAAATGTGTGATTTGTGGGAAAGACTTTTTCTGCCCTCCGTCTAGTAAAAAAGTAACATGTTCAGCAGAATGTAGAAAAATATATGCAAAAAAGCGTAGTACCGGAAGAAAATTTTCGGAGGAAACGAAGAAAAAAATATCTGAAAAAGCGCAAGGGCGGGACATGCGAAATCTGCAGAAACTTGCAACAGATGCAGCATTAAAAAGCCCCAAAAGCGGACGATTTGAAACAAATGTAAACGCCATAGATTGGCATATAGTCGCACCCAATGGGACGCATTATCAATTTCGCTGCCTCACTGTATGGCTCCGGGAAAACTGCCGGGAATTATTCGGATGCGAACCGGATAGCCGGGAATTTGAGAACATACGATCCGGTTTATCAGGTGCAAAAAGTGCTGCCATCGGTAAAGGCTCGTATAGATGCCCGACATATAAAGGTTGGCGAGTAATTCCAACGGATGACGACCATAAAAAGCTATATAAAGATATTTTTTAAGCAGGCTATTACACCTGCTTTTCTTGATCTATTTTCACTGCGATATTTTAATGTGTTAAATTTTGTAGACAAATTGTAGACAAGTTGTAGACGCAGATAAGATTAAATAAGATTAGATTAAATAAAAGGAGATAAGATAAAAGTAAATAAGTGCAGAAAGACATTGTATAACCAAGTATATATAAATACTAGAGCCGACCATCTGCCACCATACACCCATCTGCAAAAATCACTTGTCTGTCTGTCAAATAATACTATTTGTCAAATTTAACCACATGATATTTTTTAATCGCATGATTTTTATTTGTTCAGGATCGCCGACAGACATACCACCATAACAAATCGTCAAATGCGTAAAAGGTTGTTATATTATGCTGTGGATTTTTTTATAGTCCTTGTGTTATGATTAAATCAGTTAGGGAGCCAACGTTAAAACGGTGTGAGTGACAGCGGTACAAATCCAACCCCCTCTGGATATGCAGCCGCCTAGATTGCAACCAAGACCACCGGAGCCGACAGACCAGAACCGATCAGAAGTCACTAGCTGATCACTTTTATAAATTTATGTTTTACATGATCTGCGGAGGAGATCAAAAAACATAGGTTTATTGAGTGATGCTTGTGATTTTTTTATTGCAGATTTTTAGGAGGTGTAGAGCATGGAAAAAGTCGAAAATACAGAAACATCCCAGGTATATGAGAACGATATGGAATTATACCTTTCCCAGTTCTGCAAGGATCAGAAAATCGAGGATATCAGACAAGAGTCTCAGAGCGTCTGGAATGCTGCACTTATGTATATCAAACGGCATGCATTTAATGAGCCTGACTGTCTTAAGTCTAAATCCCTTGTAAATACTACTGGATCATTTACAGGTGGAGTAAGTAACTATAATGCTTATAACTATGACTTAGTTAATCGTATATGTGATTATTATATATATATGTGTATGATGTATGACAAAGAAGTATCTGCAATAGGGTTTAGCTTATTAACAGGCATAGACAGATATACAATAGCTACTTGGAGAGATGAGGGCACTAAATTAAGTCCATCGTGTTCTGACATCGGCAAAAAGATATCGGATTTTCGTGAAGAGTCTTTAAGCGCAAAGTTGGCCACAGCAAAGCGTAACCCTGTCGGGATCCTGGCAATCCTAAATCGCCACTACGGTTGGAACCTTCCGGGAGTATCGAGAGAGCAACAGAACCACAAGCAAGCGTTGACCGCTTCGGATCTGCCACAGTTAGGTGGTCAAATAAGACAAAATACATCAATGTTGACCGATTCCGGAGCGTATGGAGATAATACAGCAGATGCGAATGAGTAGCAACAACTACGGAAACGTGCGTAAATACGTGATAGTTAAAGACGTGTCAATAAAGATTGCGTGAAAGATTAGTTTAACGCATAGTTGAAAAGAAACATAGCACACCGGGGGAGGGGGTCTGACAGGACGAGCGAACAGCCCCTACTTAGTCCCTCAAATTTCCTCAAAAATAAAAAAGACCAATTAAGGAGAATAGCCGTGATACCATTCATTCAAAAAGATAAGGCTATTACAAATGCTAGAAGATATTTTAAAAGATATGGATATCGTGTAGTTGGCAGTAAGACAACTAACGCCTATGTGTATGTAAAAGCTGTCAGCTATTTAAAAAATCCGGTTATTGGGAGAGTAAGTCTCAATACGGGCACAGTGGTAGCAATACTGAATGTAAATAGCTGCCCGGTAGAAATCACAGATGAAAAATACGATTAACAGGAGGAAACGCATGATTTTTTTACTCGTTATGCTATTTTGGATTTTATATACATTGCAGGCTCCTTGGTGGATGTATTTGCTATTGATCCTCCTGGGGATATGTGGAACTAAGGATTGAGGTTATAGCTTATGCAGATCTACGGAAAAGAGATTAAAGACGAATGTTCAAAATGCGGTGAAGTCCTACAATGCGAATTGTTTCTGCAAGGTCACGGAATTAAGAGAGACCGTGAGAACGTTACGGAAATGGTTAGCTGTCAGATGGAGCATCAAAAGAGCAGGCTTGATAAAGAGCCTAAAGAAGATTTGCCAGTTAAGGAGAAATGTGAATTGCCACCGGAGATTAAAGAGATCTACACAGAGGTTTGGAAAATACATAAAGAGTGCGCTAATCCGAAAACGGATGATGACTGGTCATATCTTATACGTCAGGGCAATCTGCTGATTAAAATGCATAACAATAGCCAGTTTGCTAAAGCACTGGTAATGGCAATGATCGATGAAATTGAAGGAAGGACGAAGAAAAAATGAAAAACATAATCAGGAAATTCTTAAAAGTATGTTCTTCAACAGCATTACTTACTATTTGCGGAAGTTGTTTTCAGATTGCACGGGATTCTAGTGCAGATACGATTTCAAGAGTGCTTGGCATTGCGTTCGGATTGATATTGCTGATTGCAAATTACTTTGTGTGGGAGGTAGAGTTAACATGATTTTATTCATAATTTTGAAAATTGTGACAACTGCAGTAATGGCGTTTTTCGCAATAGCAAGTGCATTATATGCTCCAAAGCAGAAAACGGCATCAGACGGAGTATTCTTCTTTGCAACTGCAATGTTTCTTGCATTTGGAATAACTTTTATGTGGGTATAGCCTATGTGGTTACCTGAGATTATGCGAATTATCCCATATCACATTGTTGAATGGGTTAAATTCATAAAGCCATTGTTATTGCCGAATATCCGGTGTTGTGTTGGCATTGGATATGTGGCAGAGAAATCAAGGCATCAAGAGTGTATGTAGCCTGTGTGTGGGAAACGAAAAATGGAATAATGCGTTTGACAACACAAAGTTTTTCAAAGTACCGTACACAGGCGTGACAATTTTTTTTAGATAAAGATAGGGTGTTTCACAAAAATAATCCGGGAGCAGATGGTCTCTCTCCCGGAGTTTAGGACTATCGCCAAGTGGTAAGGCACAGCACTTTGACTGCTGCATCCCAGGTCCGAATCCTGGTAGTCCTGTTTCGCAGATGTTTTCTTCTTTCGGTCTTTGCCATCTGCGAATATTCCATCTACATGGAAGACTCCTTTCACCTCATAGCGGAATGCTGTTAAGAGCCGTCACAAGGCTCGTGAGGGTTTAACCGGTTTATGATAGCCCGGTTTTTGCGGAATACCGTTGTAGGTTTTAATCCGTGGGTTGTCAGTAAAGACATTAAAATCCCGCACAGCCATTGCGGACATAAAATTGGCGTAGGAGGTTGGGTCGCTCCCATCTAACAGGTAACTGGCGGATGCCCTGCGAAAATAAAAATAGCCATAAGTGTTGCGCTGTGTCAGCGCCTTAAATGTAGGCATACAGCTTATGGAAACGCACATTGTGACGTAGCGCAAATGGAGAGAGCAACAGTCTTCTAAGCTGTGGGGTATGGGTTCGAGTCCCTTCGTCACAATGGGTGTTGTTGCAAGTACACTCCGAGTATGCTTATTACAGAAGCATAGGGGATAAATACACCGGTTAATGTTTATCTCATGGGAACTTGATGGAGCCGCTTGCGGCTGACTAAAAAATCCTTGGGTGGGAGATAACCAAGTAAAAAACCTCCCGACTGCAGATATGGTGTAATGGTATCACAGTAGCTTGCTAAGCTATCCAGCAGAAATGCTGTCAAGGTTCAAATCCTTGTATCTGCGTTTATACGAGTGGGAACGCATATCATTGTTCGCAGGGGGATATGCATAATTGTGAGTTGAGATACCTGTTTTAGCAATTAACCATGCTATATTTGCCATGTGTCCGGTTGGTCGAGGGTGCTGTCTTGAAAACAGTCTGGATGTAAAAGTCTCTGGGGTTCAAATCCCTAACATGGCGTGCGTTGCTGAAGGATGCGACCTGTGGTTGCTATTGAGAAGCGAAAATTCTAGAAAGTAACTTTGTTGAAATAGTGGCAATTCCTCTTGTTTTGGAAAGCAATGAAAAAGTTTGACCGTTTCAAGTTTCAAAAAATCGTGAAAACTTTATATACGTCTGTCTGTTGGTCAGAAAGAGGTCTCCAAAACCTCTAACGAAAGTTCGATGCTTTCCGGGCGTGTTTATCCTTATCTCCACTTAGTCTGGCACTACTGCAATAGTTCAGGTCGATGGGAGATGTATGGATAGTAGTTGCTCATTATCGGTCAACGAAAAACACTTCTGTGAGTAGAATTTGCAGATTCAAAAGCAGTCGAGCCTTGTTTGGGTCGGGTGGGTTCGACTCCCACGGCAACTATTCCCTAGCTAAAACGTAAGCCACATATGTTTAGCGAAAACCAAGCCTATGAAGTAGAGAACAGACAAGACTGTGAGATTGTGGATAGTCAGTGACAAGTAGGCGGTGCACATTTGGTTATGGCAAGCGCAAGCCATAAAAGGTTTTACGGTGCGATTCCCATGTATAGCTTCAGTGGTAGAACAGCATCCGCATAGGATGTGTGCCGGCGGTTCGATTCCGTCTGCATGGGTTACGGAGGATATGATATGAAACATATCAAAGAATGTAGCACTTGCGACAGGTGCGGAGCAGAGATAGGGAAAATGCCGGATTTTTTAAATTATTTGATTCCGGTAAAAATGCCAGCACATTTTCGGATGGATTATTTCGAAAAGACAGGTTATATAGCAAATGAACGACTGTTGAGAAACAAAATGCTATCCGCAACCATCGTTGTAATCCATGAACGTAAATCAAAGGAATATGAATTATGCCCTAAGTGCCGGAAAGAGTTTGAAAGGTGGATGAAAAATGAGCATGGCAGCAGTAATTGAGAGCATAGAGCGTGATGCACTACTAATCAGAGAACACAATCCAGAGATCATTGGCAGAATAAAAGATATTCCAGCAGTGATATGTGAACCTGAAAAATATGATATGTACGAACAAATTTTTGATACGGCGTTGGTGGAACATCGTTGCCAGCACTGCAACCGTCTTTTAGGAAAGTTTTTGGGACAGGCTGAAATCAAATGCCCGAAATGTGGGAAAATCAATAGAATCGGGGTGAAATAATTTGTGAATCAAGTAAAGTTGGTGAAATGGCAATATTGCAAAAACCTTAATGATATAAATCAAGCCATTCTGCAAAACGACCAGAATTGGGAAGAATTAAAGAGTGCAGAACAAATTATCAGTATAACATTTGACACAAACCATATGTGTTATGTTGTGTTTTGGACTGTTTAGCATAGCAAATAGAATATTTCCAAGAGCACCAGTCGTAGAGTGCCTACGCAGAGAGCCAAATTTCCAAAATTTTAGGGAAGGAGGCTCTTTTATATTGGCAAGTCAGAGCCTTATATCGGCAGTAAACAGCTATGACAATTACATACAGCGCAAGGGAATTGATGAACAGGTCATTGATGCGTACATAGAAGCCTGTAGAGTGGCAATTAACGGTGAAAAGGATATAACTTATGGCTTACAGATAACAAACCGTTCTAAAGGCATTGTAGAGCGTTTCTGTATGGAAAGAACCGGAGGAACCATATGGGATTTGGAAAAGTATTCCTTTGCAAACAAGACGCACTATTCTCTGACAGATAAATTATACGATGTTCTTTTACTAGAAGCACAAAATAAGGTTGTGGACAGTGCATACCAATACTTGGAAAAGAAAAGAGAACCTAGAGAGCGGTTCTACATGCCACGTAGAAAGCAATTTCTTAAAATCGGTCTAATGAATGCCATTCAAGGCATGATTGATGATAAATACGACATTCTCTGCGTGTCACTTATCCCTGGTGCCGGAAAAACTACGGTCGAAAAAATGCTGAATGCGTTGGTAGCAGGATGGTTTCCGAGAGATTTCAACCTTTTTTACTCCCACAGTGGAGATATTACACGTATGTACTATGACGGTGTGTACGATATTTGCACAAATTCTGACGAGTACACTTGGAATGAAATTTTCCCAAATCTTTCTGTTACCAGTACTAACGCAAAAATGGAGCAGTTTAACATCGGCAAATATAAACCATTTCCATCCGTTCAGTGTACATCCGTAGGAAGTAAAAATGCTGGTAAAGTACGTGCATCAAAGTTTTTGTTCGTAGATGACATGATCGGTGGCATCGAAGAAGCTATGAATCCTATAATTTTGGACAAATTGTGGGACAAGTATGCGGTAGATGCAAGACAAAGAAAGACACAAGATACTGACGGAAAGAATTGCAAAGAGATCCATATTGCTACCAGGTGGAGCGTAAATGATGTAATCGGTCGGATCCAAAATATGTATGAAGGGAATCCGAGAGTAAAAGTAATTGCAGTGCCGGATATTGACCCAAAAACAGGATTAAGCAATTTTGACTACGAATTTTCCGGATTTACGGTTGCTTTTTTTGAAGATCAACAATTACTCATGGATGAAATCTCTTATAGGTGTCTTTACAAGCAAGAGCCTATTGAACGTGAGGGATTGTTATTTCCGGAAGAAAAAATCAGACGTTATCTTAATCTGCCACATGGGGAACCGGAAATTATTACCGGGCAATGCGATACCAAGGGAAAAGGAACCGACTTTTTTGTTCTTCCGGTATTGCAAAAGTATGGAGAAGATTATTACTGCGTGGATGCTGTTTGTGACAATACTGCAGATTATGAGATGCAGTATGAAAATGCTGCAAATGTACTTGTTAATAATAAAGTGCAAGAGTGCGAATTTGAGCGTAATGCCGGCGGTGACCGTGTGGCAATGGAAGTAAATAAGCGTGTAGAGAGTAAAGGATGGATATGCAACATCACAGACACACCGACAGAGACAAACAAAGAAGCAAGAATTTTCCAGTGCTCTAACTGGATTTTACAACACGTAATATTCAAAGATCCATCATTGTATAAGCCTAACGAACCATACGGTGTAATGATGTCGTTACTGAAAAGGTATTCTGTTTCAGGAAAAAAACAGTTAGATGATGTGCCTGATGTATTTTCAAACTTTGCATTGCGAATTACAAACGGAAACAGGGTAGCAAAAGTAGAAGCAATTCAAAACCCATTCTCTTTCGGACGGAGGTATTGATTATGGTGACTAAAGAGGTTTTATCTCAATACATAGATTTACAGGAAGAAATCAAAGAAGTACAGCAGAAGATTAAAAAACTTGAATCGGATATCAGAAAAATTGAATCGGATGGGAATGTTGTTGACAGCGTATCAGGTGGATGCGGCGGCACTGAACATTTTCGTATTGAAGGATTTCCTTATCCAGAGTACAGCAGAAAACGAACGTTACTTTATTCAAGAAAAGCCACTTTACAGCTTTTAGAGGACGATTTACTGCAAAAAAATAATGAAGTCGAGGAATTTATTGCAAGCGTTCAGGACAGTCGTATAAGACGGATCATCAATTTACGATTTATTGAAAAATTATCATGGAACAAGGTTGCTGATAGAATCGGTGGTGGAAACACAGAGGATAGCGTAAGAAAAGCATTTGACCGCTATATGGCAAATTAAAATAATACGGAGGTATAAAAATGGCAAAATATAGAAAGATACCTATTATTGTTGAAGCTATTAGATGGAATGGCATTAACTTAGATGAAATAAAAGCATTTGTTGGGAAATCGCTTATATATGAAATTATCGATGATGCTTGGAGAGCAGGAAAATCTTCACCTCATGTAATCATGAAAATAAAAACTTTAGAGGGATATATGAACGTATCTATAAATGATTTTATAATAAAAGCCTGCTAATAAAAAGTCAATAGTAAAATGAATTATTTTTATGATTGTGATTTTGGGCACAAGTTTTGAACCGCCATATTTGCCGGTTTGAAGAAAAATGAGTTTAGACTTGGTTATTGCTCTAAATTACGGATGCATTCCTTGACCTTGCCGTAATAGATACGCAGGAACTTATTAGCCCCAGCAGTCATGTAAACATAGTAAGGCTTTCCTTCTGCACGCTTCTTGACAAGAAATTGATATACCTTATCATCTTCAGGAGCTGTTTGAAGCAGTGTAGACATGATTTGAAACAAAGTCTTTCTTAGACGGTTGGAACCGCATTTAGATGCTTTATTACTCTTTGAATTGTGGGTGCCTGACTGATCCACACCTGGGTCTACTCCGGCAAAAGCAGTCAATGCTTCACGATGTGAGAAATTGGAAATATCACCTATTTCTGCTATAAGCTGGGGACCAAAAGTTTTTCCCACGCCATACATGCCCATTACCGTTGCGTATTCGGGCAGAGTAGAAGCAAGTTCATTCATCTTTGAACGTAGTTCTTCTACATGGGAAGAAGCAAGATTAAGCTGCTGAATGCTTTGCTGAATAAGCAGTTTATAAGACGCTTCTTTTGGAAAGACAGCAATAAGGTCTTTGGATGCAAGAAATAGTTCCGCTGGTTTTGCTGGTTGGAAATTATAGTGATGCTTTTTACAGAATGCTTGATAGCGTTCCGTGAATGTTTTTAATCCAATTTTGCGGACACAATCCACATGCCAGAATGAGTAAGCATAATCCACCCATTTTTCACTGCCATCATCGCGGACAGGGCTGTCAAAGAGTTTATTGACACCAGGATAGGTATTATCCAATAGTGCAATCAGGTTAGCCTTAGCGGCAACCTTTTGCTTCATGAAGAAGCTGAATTGTGAGTTTAAAGTTTTTAATTGAGTACGTGTATTATCCATACTTGAATACTGTCGCAGTTCTATCCAGTTGTCAAGAGTATAGCGTGCAATCTTCTTCGCATCAGCAGGGTCGGATTTGACTTTGCGGATGGAGTTGTTGCCAAAGTTCTTGATCAGATGTGGATTGACAGCACTGACAAACAAACCGGCTTCAGAAAGAGTTTTTACCACTGGTTCATGGTAACGCCCGGTGCATTCCAAAACAACACGGGTTTCACCTTCCAGACTGCCAATATATTTGGCAAGCTCATCCAGTTCACTGGATGTGTGATTAACATTAAAAGGCTTACGAATAATAACACCTGCTGGTTGCAGGACGGCGACGGTGCTCTTGCCTTTTGATACATCAATACCTACTGCGTTGTACATTCTCGTACCTCCGAAAGTGAATTTGTATGGTGTCCAGCTATTTCTCATTGCTTATTCAATCTCCTGGGGTATCAAACGGACGTGCACAGGGCAGTCCAACCTGCATAAATCGAACGGCTGCAAATGATAGGCTGGCTGACTGGCTTTCATACGGACGTCTATTGAGTCCAAGGAGAATACTGTCAGACCGATACCTCATCATTGTACAGCTTTAGCAATAAGAGGGATAGAACCCAACTGGCTGTTGGGGTATCTAAACCCTACACTTATATATTAGGAGGAGTAAATGGAGAATTTTACCCTTGCAAGCCTGATATTTTTGAAAAAACATACGAAATCGTATAGTTCCATATAAACTTGTCCGATATGTCCGATTTTTCCGTGATACTATTAAGATGCAGAAAGATTCCAAGATATTTTTCATTTCCTCCTCAGATCATGTGAAGACTACAGAAGTACCGCTCTTATCAGCAAGGGCGGTATTTTTGTGCGCAGAAAAGAGGTATTTATGATTTTTAATCAAAAAATTAGAGTGTACTGTCCGGGATGCGGACGGTTAGTCGGTGAATGCAGTTCAAAATCGCACATTGACAAGACATATAAGTGCCGGAATTGCGATAAGATGGTTGTTTACCATACGGAGACCGGAGAACGTGAGATCAAGAAACTTCCCAAAAGAGACCAGAGCAGCGGAATTACATTTATGTAGGTGAAAATATGAACACTATGAAATTTCAAGACCTTGTAAAGGGTTGTCACGGTAGAAAAATTGCATATACGGATGTAGAGCAGATAACCGCAGACAACATTGTAAAGGTTATTGGTGATTGCATCGGTGTTTTTAATTACAATAAGTCAGTTATCAAGTACTTGTGGGAGTACTACAAAGGAGATCAGCCGGTACTGTACAGAACAAAGCTGTCAAATGAGGATATAACGAACAAAATCGTTGAGAATCATGCTTATGAGTGGGTACAGTTCAAGGTCGGTCAGACTTACGGAGAGCCTATTCAGTTTGTCAGCAGAAAAGATGATGAAGCTGTAAATAAGGCAGTAGATGAACTGAATGATTACTTAGCAGATGCAAATAAGCATGAGAAAGACATAAAAGCTGGTGAGTGGCAGTCGGCAACCGGAACATCATTCAAAGCTATTCAGATTGTGAATGGAGATGTGCCTATCCGTGTGGTTGCACCTAATCCTCTGAACACGTTTGTTATTTACAACCGCAGTTCCGAAGAACCGATTTTGGCGGTACAGGAATTAAAAAATGAAAATGGCGAGTGGTACAAACTCTGCTACACGGAATCCTATGAATGTAAGATAAAAAACAGTGCGGTTGTTCCTGATACATGGAAACTTCACGGATTTGGTGGTATTCCGATTGTAGAATTTCCGAACAACCATGAGCGGTTGTCTGATATTGAACTTGTTATAGATCTGTTGGATGCAATCAATAATACACAGTCAAACAGAATGGATGGTATAGAGCAGTTTATCCAGGCATGGTACAAATTTGTAAACTGTGAAGTTGACGAAGAACAGTTCAAAAAAATGAAAATGAACCATGCATTGGTTGTAAAGTCCATTAACAAGGATAACAAGTCTGATGTTGATGTGATGTCACAGGAACTTGACCAAACGCAGACACAGGTTTCCAAGGATGATTTAACAGACAGCGCACTTTCAATTTTGGGAATACCGAACAAGCAAGGAAACACTGGCGGTGATACGCAGGGTGCGGTTGAGCTGAGAAACGGATGGGATTTTTCAAAATCAAGAGCAAGGCTTAAGGATCCGGTTGTTAAGACAGCAGAGAAGAGACTGGCCAAGGTTGCGCTGAATGTTATCCGCATTAAGAAAGAGGATCTGAAAATCACTCTTAGAGATTTTGATGTGCAGATCAACCACAGTCCACAAGATAATATGTATACCAAGTCGCAGACATTACTGCAACTTCTGCAGTGTGGTATTCATCCGCTTATTGCAATCAAAACAGTTGGACTTTGGGGAGATTGTGAAAAGACTTTCAACCTTTCCAAACCTTACCTTGATGCTCTGTGGAAAACTGCTGACATTATCAACATGGAAGAGCAGATGGCAAAAGCACAGGAAATTGTAAAACAAATGCAAAATAAGACAGTTGCCTAGAAATAGGTAGCTGTTTTTATTTTATAAAAATTCGCAATGCCGTGAGCGTATAAATCGGCAATGTCACCCGGTGTCGTTGCACCGTAAAAAATCGTAGGACATAACGGAGGTAATTTATGAAGAGAGAAGATTTAGCTGCAATGGGATTGACTGAAGAACAGATTGAAAAAGTTATTGCCGAAAACGGCAAGGACGTTCAGACAGCTAACGCTAAGGCAACTAAAAACAATGCTGAACTGGAACGGTTACAGGGCATTGAAAAAGAGTTTAATGCCATGAAAGACCAAAATCTTTCCGAACAGGAAAAGGCAGCGAAGCAGTTAGAGGAAGCAAATAATCGTATCGCAGAGTTGGAAAAAGCACAGACTTTAGCAACTCAGCGTACAAGTGCGGCTGACAAATTCAAAATCACATCAGAACAGGCGGCACAGGTTGTAAAGGATGACGGCAGTTTTGATTTTGATGTTCTCGGAAAAATTATCTCTGATAAAGAGACTGCTGCGGCACAAGCCAAGGAGCAGGAGATTGCAAACGGATCTACTAATCCTGGAGGTGGAATTGCTGGCGGTGGAAAAGATGACAAAAAAACAGAAGCCGAAAAAGCGGCTGAAAAGATTGGCAAGACTTTAGCTGGAACAAACAAAGAAGCCGAAGCTGTAGTTAGCCAGTACTTATAAGGAGGTACACAAAATGAAATTCTCTGAAACAAGTGTAACTACCCAGTTAGAAATTCTTAAGAGAAAGCTGGGCGGTGAATTATTTGTTCCTATTAAACTGGATGCAAGTGCTTTCACTAATGGTGTGTGCAAGGCTGGTAATCCTATTAGTGCGACAGGAAAGAAAGTAAATGGCGGAAGCACCGATGATGCAGCAGTAGGTATTTTGCTTAACGATGTTTACGATAGCAACCCCAACGGAACTATCATTAAGGCTTTTGCCTGTGTAAATGAAGCAAATGCTAACGCAAATGCAGGTATTACCATTGCCGATGGTGTAAAGACAGGATTATCACTGATTGTATTTGAATAACTGAAACCGACTACAGACAGATGTAGCCGCTGACCGCTGAAAGATAGCGGTAGAAAGTGAGGAAATAATGAACATTAGAGATGCCTACAATGCGAAAGCAATCGCACTTGTGCATACAGAAGTTGCAAGTAATAAAATTGCATATCTTGGTTCCGGCTTATTCCCCGCCAAGAAGAAAATGGGACTGGATTTGAAGTGGATTAAGACTTCTAATGGACTTCCTGTTACCCTGAAAGCATCTAATTTTGATGCAGTTTCCACTATCAGAAGCCGTGAAGGATTCAAGATGCAAGAGACAGAAATGGCATTCTTCCGTGAATCTATGATTATCAAAGAACAGGACGAACAGGAAATCATGCGTATTAAGGACAGCACAGACCCTTACGCAGCAGAAGTATTAAGCAGAATTTTTGATGATGCAAATACTCTTGTGGAAGGTGCTGATGTAGTTCCTGAACGTATGATTATGCAGCTGCTTGCACCCAGTGACGGATCTCCTAAGATTTCCATTCAGGCTGACGGTGTAACCTACGCTTATAACTATGACCCTAACGGAACCTACAAAGCCAACAACTTTGCAGAACTTACAACTACGACCGATAAGTGGTCTGATACCGAGAACTCTGATCCTATGGATGATGTTTCCGTAGCCATTGATGCCGTAGAAGAAGCTACTGGCGAGAGACCTTCCATCATGATTGTCTCTAAGAAGACCATGAACTACTTAAAACAGAACAAAAAGATCAAGAGTGCTGTTCTTGCACAGAATACAACCGCAAATGTATTTATGACCGATGCGAGAGTAAAGGAACTTTTCTCTACCGAACTTGGCATTAGCATCATTGTATACACTAAGCAGTACAAGGATGAAAGCGGAACTGCTCATAAGTTTTATCCTGATGGATTTGCGACCCTTATTCCTAACGGTGCACTGGGTAGTACATGGTACGGCACTACTCCCGAAGAGCGTACACTCATGGGTAATCCTGCCACAGATGTAAGACTTGTGAATACTGGTGTTGCTGTTGCTGTCAGCGTAACAGAGGATCCCGTACAAACCAAGACTACAGTATCAGAAATCGTACTGCCTTCCTACGAGAGAATGGATAGCACCTATGTAATTAAGTGCTACTAATCGGAGGTATGCTGATGAAATTTGATTACAAAGTCAAATACAAAGGCAAATGGTATCTTCCGGGAGAAGAAATCCCGGAGGAAACCGTCACCGAAGTAAAAGAAGAAATCCCGGAGGAAACCGCATATACTAAGACGGAAATCAACCGTATGTCTACGGCAGACTTGCAGAAGTTAGCCGCAGAACACGGTGTCTCAGGTGCGGAAGAAATCAGCGGTGCGGAACTGAAAAAGATTCTGATTGAAAAGTTTGAACTTTAAGAGGTAGCACATGGCAGAATATACGACTTTGGAGCAAGTAAAAATTCGTCTGAAACAATTTCATATTGATTCTGAAAGCTCCGAGGTCGTTTTTGATGACCTTGAAGATAACCCTCTGATTGAGCAACTTATCAGTCAAGCGAAAGCTGACATTGTGGCAAAGAGAATGTACCCGGACAGCTACACGGAACAAAAGATTGCAGAGGATTTGAAGCAGTTTGAGAGCGTGATTGTGAACGTGGTTGTGTATGACCATTCACAGGCTGGAGAGAACTTCATGGCAAATTACTCTGAAAACGGTGTGTCGAGAACATGGAGAGAACGTGACAGTCTGTTCGTAGGTGTATTCCCATTTGCCAAAGTGCTGTAAAAGAAGATTGTGCGTGACCATTTTGTTGACACTAACAAAATCGTTGCAGGCGGCACACTTTAAGGGTGGTGGGCGGTGTGCCAACAATAAGTAACAGGAGATATGAAATGAAAGATTTTTTATTACAGACATACACTATTGTATTGCCTATTTTATTAGGATATATTGTCTGGCTCCTTAAACAACAAAAGAAGGACAGGGATGCAAACAGTAAGGGAACAATGCTTCTTTTGCGTGTTCAACTTATTGAGTATCACGATAAGTACATGAAGCTGGGAGAAATTCCTAGTTATGCGTATGAGAATTTTGTAGAGATGTACAATGCGTATCATGCGTTAGGCGGAAATGGAATGGCCACCAAAATGTACGAGGAAATCAAAGAAATCAGATTGAAGAATGGAGGTAAAGAATAATGGATTTTTCACAAGTAGGAACTTGCGTTGCAATCGTGGTTATCTGCTATCTTGCCGGTATTGGAGCGAAGCTTATTCCGGTTATTAAGGATAATTACATTCCGGTTGTTGTCGGCATTGTCGGTGGCATTCTCGGAGTAGTAGGAATGTATGTGATTCCCGACTTTCCGGCAAATGATGTTCTAAATGCTATTGCGGTCGGCATTGTTTCCGGTTTGGCAAGCACCGGGGTAAATCAGATTTACAAACAGGTGAAGAAAGATGCTTGAAGCAAATAAGCAAAAAATGAAGTATTCCAAACAGGGTGAGAAAGTCACAATCTACGACCGTGACGAAAATGGAAACATTAAGTACATCGAGGTTGACGGTGAAAAGATTCCAGTAGTTTTGAGAGAAGCTATCGGATTTTCTGACCCTGTTCCTTTTTCTGCCAATATCAGCAATAAGTTGTCAGAAGTACTGGTAAAGGAATTTGGTATTGATGATTCCAGTTCGTATTGTCAGATTGTGACCGACAAGGGCTATTTGCCGATTAAGGCAGGGGATGTTATCTGGAAGAAGTCAGAAGTAGGTCGTGACGATGACGGACTTGTGGACAGCAAGACTGCGGACTATGTTGTCAAAGGCGTTGCAGATGAGGGACTGACAGCAGATTTGTTTTTGTTGCAAAAGACGGTGAAGTAGGTGATTAACTATGGAAGGTGACAAAGAAAAATTAACTATTCCAAAACTGAAAAATGGAATTTTCACTGAAAAAGGTGTATGGATTCACGGATGTGACTATTCTAAAGAAATGGTAGGAACATATGGAAAAGACAATCAATATCAACCTGTTTGACCAAAAGTCCATACAAGCGGCTGTAAAGGCTCTTAAAGACTATGAAAATAGCTTAGAGTATAAATGTAGGCTACTGGCTGAAACTTTGGCAGAAAACGGTGTAGAGATTGCTAGAGTACAGATTGCAGACCTTGACGCTATCTTTACTAGCGAACTGATACAGAGTATCCACTCTGAATATGTTGGTTCGGTAAAAGGCGGTGGAATATGGGCGGTTGTTGCCGGAACAGACCATGCGGCATTTGTTGAGTTTGGTACTGGAATTGTCGGACAGAAATCACCGTACAAAGGAAAGTTACCCGAAGGTGTCACATGGCAATATGCAAGCGGAAAAACCATACGGCAACTTGCAGACGGTAGATACGGTTGGTTTTATCCGGCTGATGATGGAAAGTGGTACTTCACCGAAGGAATGCCTTCAAGACCATTTATGTACCTGACTGCAATAGAAATTCGTGAAATTGTATTACAGACAGCAAAGGTGGTGTTCGGAAATGGCGGTTAATGAATATCAATGGGTATCAGACTTCAAAGTCAAGATTGCATCATACTTGAAAATGAAAATACCGCAGAGCCATCCTAAAGCGTATGTAACGGACAAAAGCAAGGATTTGTCAGAACCCACATTCCCCACAGTTTACTTTCATGCTATGCCGTTCACAGAGACAGGACAAGACCTTGAAGGACGGTCTATCAATGGAATCACAGCATCGTACCAGGTGGATGTGATAACCAACAAAAGTCAGGAAGAAGCTGAAGCTATCATGGCTACGGTTGCCGGGCTTTTTAAACGTTTGCGATTTCAGATAACTTCCATGCCGGAGTTCAGCAATACTTCGCAGAAAACATACAGAAGCACAGCACGGTTCAGAAGAACAGTAGGTGCTGATGATACATTGTAACTATTATAGCCATTCGGCTCTATTTTTTTATGCAAATTTAAGGAGGTATAAATTATGGCAGCAGCCGGAATTTCTACTTTGGGTATTACTTTCGGATATGGTACAGAGACAACCGCCGGAACAAAACCTACAAGTTTTAAGCAACTTACAAGAATCAATGCCATTGGCGGCATCAGCATTGAGCCGGAGCAGATTGATGCTTCTGCGTTAGAAGATGCAATCACCAGATATGTAAAAGGTCGTGCAGATACTGGTGGATCTTTTGCAGTCACAGTCAACTTTACATCAGAGACCGTGGCTGAATGGACTGCACTTATCACAGCCTATAAGGCTCTTACTGGCGGAAATAGAATGTGGTTTGAAACTGTCATTCCCGGAGAAGAGAAATCTTTCTTTGTTGTTGCACAGCCGCCCGAGCAGATTCCACAACCCGAAATCGGACAGAACGAACTTCTGACGATCGAAATGAATCTTACCATTGAGGAATACAAGGGATTGGATGCTACCGTTGCACTGACAACGGGGGAATAGCAAGTCAGTCAGAAACAAATAACACTGCCGTGGCTGACTTTGATGAAGCGGTAGATGAAACATTAATTTAAGCAAAAGAGAGCCGTCTTCGGGCGGCTCCTTTCCAACAAAATGTTGGGGAAAGGATATGTTTTTATGAAGAAGATTTTAGTTAATGATGTTGAATATACTTTAGAGTTTGGATTCGGTGCTGTGGAGTGCAAGGATTTGATTCAAAAGATGTTTCTTATGCTTTCCGGTGGCTATGTAGCTAAAAAAGCAAAAAATGTACAGAATCCCACACCAGAAGAAATTGTAGATGGTAGCGGATATATGCTTGCAGAATTTCCTCATGTATGCAAAACGGCTTTTTATGCAGGTCTTATCGAAAACCATGAAGGTATTACACCGGATGAATCCAATGCTTTAATGAAAGAATACATGAAAGCAAACGGTCTTTCTTTTGTGAAGCTGTATGGAGAACTGACAGACTGTATGAAAGAAGACGGTTTTTTCGAACTGTCGGGTCTGACGGAAATGATGACGCAGACCAAGGAAGAGATGGAGAAAGAGGACAGCAAGGTAACGAAGATGCCACAGGATCACAAGAAGAAATCGACTGGCACAAAATAATATGGGAAGAATATTTTCCATTTGCTTTTTCCATGGGAATCTCGATAGAAGAGTTCAAACATCTGAATCCTAAAAAATTAGAGTGGTGCTACAAAGGATATAAACTAAAAAAAGAGGAAGAAGATAGGAACTCATGGCAACGTTGGGGAAATTACGGAATATCTGCATTAATCTTTGCAATAGACCATTGCCTAAACGGTCGAAAAGCACAATCGAAGTATATTGACAAGCCTATTATAGAACGTGCGGACATTGCTAATAATGAAAAAGAAATTCAGAAGCAAAGGAAAGCGTTCCTTGCAGGACTTATGGCAATGCAGGCTAATTTTGAATTATCACATCCCAAAAAGGAGAAACAAACATGAGTTTAATAGGAATTGATGTGTCCTCATACCAGGGGACGATTAACTGGTGGGCGGTAAAACAGAACGGTATTGATTTTGCTATTCTAAAAGTCATCCGTAAGGATTTGAACCCGGACAAGAAGTTTGAAGAGAACTGGAAAGGTTGTAAAGAGCATAATGTCCATGTGCACGGAGTATATGAATACGGATATATTACAACGGTTGCAAAATCACGATCTGATGCAAGAAGAGTGCTTACTATTCTTAATGGCAGAAAAGTGACAGTATATCTTGATGTTGAAGATGCCGTTATGAAAGGTCTTGGCAAAAATATTATTTCCATTATCAATGCTTACGGCAAGGTTATCACAGACGCAGGATTGCCATTCGGTGTATACACTGGGGAAAGTTTTTACAAGACATACATTAAGCCTTATGGCGGTGTGAGTTATCCCATGTGGATCGCACGGTACGGCAAGAATAACGGCAAGTGTGATGTGAAGTATCAACCGCAAGTACCGAACATGGTAGGCTGGCAGTACACTTCTAAAGGGCGTGTAGGTGGCATTGCAGGAAATGTGGACATGAACGTATGGTACAAGGAGTTAGATGCCGTATATGAGGATTCTACAAGCCATAGCAACCCTTATACAGAACCGGAAAGACTTCTGTATTACAAGCGTCTGTCAATGATGAAGGGCAATGATGTCAAGTGGGCGCAGTACGAACTTGTAAGGAAAGGCTTTATGCCGTCTGTAAATGCGAAAGGTAAGACGAACATTGACGGATATTTCGGAAAAACCACTTCTGATGCAGTAAAAGCATTCCAAAAGAGTGTCGGTATCAAAGTGGACGGAAAAATCGGTGCGGTTACAAGGGCATATCTCAAAAAGTAATTTTAGGAGCGGTAGGTGTCACAGCTTACCGCTCTTTTCTTGGAAGTGGGAGACACTTCCTTTTTTTATTGCGGTAAAGGCGGTGCGGTATGGCAGATATTGATATTGATAATCTTCAAATAAAAATAAGTGCGGATGCGAACAAAGCCAGTAGTGCACTGAATAAACTTGCAAATAGCCTTGAAAGTTTCCGGAAGAGTGTTGTGTGGGATACTGGTAAACTGTACAGTATCGGTACTGGAATCAAAAACATATCGGATGCCGCTACTGGTTTTAAAGGTGCAAAGTCTAAAGAACTATCATCTTTGGCTACGGCACTGAACAAATTTAACAAAGTTGATACTGTGTCACTACGTGGTGTTGGCTCTGCTATGGAAAATTTGGCACATTCCATGTCGGTCATTCAGAACATTGACGTTTCCGGCATTACTAGCACAGCGGCGGCTATTGCAAAACTGGGTGGGAAAAACGCTACACAAGGTACTACAAATTTACTGGCAATGAAAGACCAGTTAGCAGAGTTTGTAAAGGGCATGAACAGTGTAGGAACAATGACTTTTGACCCTAGCGGATTGCTGAATACCGCAAATGCAATCAGCAAGCTAGGGAGCAAATTCTCTACACAAGCAACGAAAAATCTTCCGACGCTGTCAGCACAATTACAAAATTTTGTACGGCAGATGAACAATATTGGTGCGCTTAATTTTGATACAACTAATTTGACAAATCTTGTTGCATCTATCTCTAAACTGGGTAGTGTAGCATCCGGAAGAGCGGTAGGAAATATTCCTTTGTTGGCTAAAAACCTAAAGGATTTATTCACCACTCTTTCAACCGCTCCGAATGTAAGTGAGAACATTATCCGCATGACAAATGCACTGGCAGGACTGGCATCTACTGGTGCGGCATCAGGTCGGGCTGCAAACTCTTTAGGCAGAAATCTGAACACTTATACGGCAAGTGCAAAAAGAGCCACGAAGAGCACATTCAGCCTTGCAGCGGCTTTCGGAAAATTCTACGCAACGTATTTCCTTGTTATCCGTGGAATTAAAAGCCTGTGGAAATCCATAGAGGGAACTACGGACTATATTGAAGCATTTAACTACTACACAGTTGCTTTCAATAAAGTCGGCAAGGAATGGGGCAAAGACTTTGAAAAATTCGGTTACGACAACGCAGAAGATTATGCGCAGAGTTTCGGAAACCGTGTAAATGAACTGCTTGGTAAAATGTCCGGTCTGAAAGTAGATGTAGACGGTGGATTGATTTCTGAAAGCGGAATGAAGAACCTGGGACTGAATTTACAGGAGATTACGCAGTACGCTTCACAACTTGCATCTATTACCAACTCTTTAGGGCAGACCGGAGAAGTCACCACGGCAATTTCAAAGTCCATGACAATGCTTGCCGGTGATATTTCCTCCCTGTTTAACGTGGATTTTAGTACAGTTGCAACAAACTTACAGTCCGGTTTGATCGGTCAGTCAAGAGCACTGTATAAGTATGGTATTGATATCACGAATGCCACCTTACAGACTTATGCTTACAAATACGGCATTGAAAAAGCTGTATCTGAAATGTCACAGGCAGAGAAACAGCAGTTGCGTTTACTGGCAATCTTAGACCAGTCAAAAGTATCATGGGGAGACTTGGCTAACACAATCAATTCACCCAGCAATATGATTCGACAATTCACAAATAATGTGAAAGAAGCTGGCATGGTTCTAGGTCAGTTATTTATTCCGGTATTACAGAAAGTACTTCCTGTCATTAACGGTGTAGTAATTGCGATTAAGAGACTGCTTGTTAGTGTGGCAAATTTACTGGGAATCAAGATTGACTTTTCGTCATTCGGTCAAGGTGTATCCGGGTACAACGAGGAGTTGGAAGATACGGCAGATGCACTGGATAAAGTGGGAACAAGCGCAAAAAATGCTCAAAGCGGAATCAGAGCATTTGATAAATTGAATGTTATTTCTACACCAAAATCTAGTGGAACTGGAAGTGGTGCTGGTGGAGCAAGAATTGACCTTACCAAAGAAATCATGGATGCTACTGCGGAATACGAAAAAGTATGGCAGGAAGCGTTTGATAAGATGCAGAATACAGCTATGGGCTGGGCTGATAAGATAGAAAAACTTCTTGAACCTGTGAAAAAGTTGTTCAAGGATTTGTTCAATGGTGATTTCTTTGAAGCAGGACAAGATTTGTCCGGCATTGTAACAGGGATATTTAACTGGATGTCCGATGCTATTGCATCTGTAGACTGGTACCAAATAGGTCAAAACATAGGACAGTTCCTTGCCGGTATTGACTGGACTGCTGTATTTACTTCTGCCGGAAATTTCATAGAAACTGCAATCACAGCAGCAATCGACTTGTGGAAAGGAAGTTTTGATGCTGCACCGATAGAAACCACGATTATCACAGCAATAGGACTTTTAAAATTTACTGGTGTTGGAGATATTATATGGGGGAAAATATCGGATAAGTTATCAGCCAAAGTACTAGGATCAAGTATAGGAATAGTTCCTACAATTGCAATATCCGCAATTACTTGGGAAATCGGATTTAATGTCGGAAAATCTTTAGGAAAAGCATTGTTCCCAGAAGATGAAGAGTACTACGACAATTTTACGTGGTTTGGTGAAAACGGTTTTTTTGATACATTAAAAAATACTGATTTTGCCACATTAAAAACTGCGTGGGATGATTTATACAAAGATATAACAGATAATGATTTGTATAGATTCTTGACAGGAACAATGTTGCTTCCAAAACATAGCACTCTTGATGATTTTGGAGATAAAATTGATTGGCTAATTGATAAAATAAAAAATACAAAAGTAGATATGTCAGATACTTTTGGTCTGTCATCTGCACTTATCAATATAGCACCACTTGTTGGAAACTGGTTTAATGAAAATGTATCTCCTTGGTTCACAAAGGAAAAGTGGCAAGGAATGGGTCAAACTATAGAGTCATCACTTTCTGAAAAATGGACTTCTTTTACAACATGGTGGAACCAAACAGGATTTTCAAGTTGGTGGAAAAAAATTTCAGAGCAGTTTGGACTAACAAAATGGAATAAATTGCTTGAAAACATTCCAACGGCGTTTAGAACAGCATTTAAAACAGCAGCTAATGTTGCAATAGCTCCTTTGAACCTTGTAATAAGTGGAATAGAAACCATGATAAACAATGCCATAGACCTTATTAATGGTTTGATGTCTGCAGCAAGGTTAATACCTAAAATTGGTGACGCAGTTCCGAATAATATACAACACATTAGTGTTGGAAGAATACCTACATTTGAAAAAGGTGGTTACGTTCCAAGCCGATATACGATGTTCATGGCAGGAGAGAACGGTATACCGGAGATTGCCGGAACAGTAGGTGGAAAAACAGCGGTTGCCGGTGGAGTTGAAATCACTGGAATCAAAGATGCTATTAATTCCACGGCACAACAGGAAATTGCACTTCTGAAACAGAATAATCAGCTACTGCAAGGAATCCTTGAGAAAGAGTTTGGAATAACAACAGATCAAATTGGAATTGCCGCAAGACAATACGGTCAAGAGCAATTTAACCAAAAACACAAGAATGTATATGTATTTTAACACAGACAGCACTCTGAATGGGTGTTGTCTATTTTTATGCAATAAGGCGGTGAGCGTATGTCAGCATATCAAGGATGGCTTTTAAAAATTGGAGATTACGTTATTGACCAGTCAAGATTTATAGCCGCTGAAAGTTATCAGCCAGCTGTAAATATGCAAGATGTAGACCCGTGGACTGATGCAAATGGATACGTACATAGAAATGCTGTGGAGCTAAAAGCATTAAGTGTTGATTTTTCAACGCCTGCGATGCTGACGGATGACGATTTGCAAGAGTTACTGTCCGGGATACGAAGAAACTTTATTGATGCAACGGAACAGGGATGTAATATCACGGCATACATTCCATTTTTAGGTCAATATGTCACACAATATGGATATATGGCTGATATAAAGCCTACAATCTACGGAACTTATGACGGAGAGATTAAATACAATCAGATAGAGTTTTCATTTGTCGGAGGTGTAGCGAATGAGTAACTATACCTATGCGGATTTGTTTAATAAAAGCGCATCCAAAAAGGAAATCACGATTGAAACAGATGATAAGTCTGTAAAAATCACCAACAGCGAAATACATTTTGAACAGTTTGAATTAAAAGAAATCCTATGTGATGATGATTACCTTACATTTGGACAGTGCAATGCATCACAGTTAAAATTCAAAATTTCCAACGTGTTCACAAGCATGATTGGGAAACAGATAAATGTTTCTGCTGTGATTAATGGACATGCTGACGCACCTTTTATTTTTGGAAAATACCGTGTCATTTCCGATAAACCAACAGATGATAAGCGTTACCGAAATGTGACCGCTTATGACGCAATATACGACATTGGAGAAGCGGAAGTATCTTCCTGGTATAACGGATTAAAGTTTCCTCTGACCTTAAAGCAGTTCAGAGACAGTTTTTTTTCACATTTTGGCGTTGAGCAAGTAGCAACCACATTACCTAATGACAGCATGGAAGTGGAAGAAACAATCAAACCAAGCGAACTTTCTGGCCAGACGGTCATGGAAGCAATCTGCTCAATAAACGGATGTTTTGGCCACATTAACCATGATGGAAAATTTGAATATGTTTTCCTTAAAGAAATAATATCCGGATTATATCCACAGAAAGGATTATATCCACAGAAAGGATTATACCCTAGAAAAGGTTCTGAAAAAGAAAAGGTTACTGGTGGAAAATACAAAACTGTTAAATATGAAGATTTTGTTTGCCAAAAAGTTACAAAAGTGCAGATAAGACAATCAGAAAATGATATTGGTGCAGTTTACCCGGATACAGAGATTACCGAGAACGACAACAGTTATATTTTGCAAGATAATTTCCTTGTTTATGGAATGAGTGCAGATGCCCTAGAAACAATTGCAAGAAATCTGTATGAGGTTATTAAAGTTGTAAAATATAGACCTTATAACTGTGAAAAAATAGGAAATCCTTGTTTGAGCCTTGGAGAAGCAGTCAATGTATATACGGCTAAAGAAATCATAGAAAGCTATGTGTTGAGCAGAACATACAAAGGAATCCAACAACCGACAGACACCATATCAGCAAGCGGAAAATCTCCAAAGTACAGTGAACAGGTAAATGGAATTAACAAAAGTATAATTCAACTCCGTGGAAAAACAAATGAGTTAGAACGTACTGTTGAGGAAACACGATCTGAGATCAAGGATGTAGAGAGCGGATTGGATACGAAAATTACGCAAAATGCAGGAAAAATTGAAGCAGAAGCGAAAAGGGCAACAGATACAGAAGTAGAATTGGCAGCGGCAATATCTTTGCAGGCAGACCAAATCAAATTAAAAGTATCAAAAGGTGATGTCAGTTCTCAGTTAAGTGTTGAAAGTGGACAGGTAAGTATTTCTGGAAACCGTTTTGTATTGGAAGCAGATAACTGTAGCATATCAGCAGATGGAACTATAACAGCTAAAAACGCAGTAATGACTGGTAGTTTTAAGTCTATAGGGGAAGACGGAAGTTACACAGAAGTATCATCAGGTGAAATTAAATTTTATAACGAACTATTGCAAAGCACAGGATCTATAAAAGGATTGGGACAATATCTTACTATTGATGCTTCAATGGTAAGTGTAAGCGGAATTTTAGTGGTAGGAAATGGAGCAACATATGATTCACAATATGTAAAAAACATATCAACAACTTCTCAAATATTGGGCAGTAAGACAGTACTGACAAGTGCCACATTAAGTGTCACAAAAAATTATATAAATGGAACCGTATCAGATGTATCTTTGGTAACACAAACAGCCAATGTTGCTGATTATCCTGGACATAATGTTAATTTTATTACAGGAGTTTCATCACTTGGAGGTTTGCTCACTGCAACATCTGGAATTGTCACACTTATGACGTAGGAGATTTATTATGGTAAAAAAAATATTTATTCTTCAAACGATTATTGGAAAAACAATGAAAGAAGTAATGGAAGAAAGGCAAGAAATTCAGCAATATATAGCTTTTACCATTGGAATTTCCACGTTTACGGAAATCAATGCCACATTGTTTAGCACGGAAGATGGCGATGGTTTTGAAGAGTTTATGAAGCAACTGATTGACATGTCGGATACAGTGGTTGCACAGAGCGGATATGAGGTATCTGAACTGTGCAAAAATCTGTATGCATATGCAGAAGAGCAAGGAAAAGAAATCTATGTAAGGGAGAATTGATATGGCAGCAAACTTTGAGATTAAGAAATTAAAAAGCAACCTTGTGACAGTATTAAATCAAACACCGTTGCCTATCGAGGTGAAAAGGCTTGTACTGTATGAAGTGTATTCGGAGACTAAACAGTTATCAGATATGCAGATTATGAAAGAGGAAAGCGAGGTATCTGCAGATGGCGTTGAATAAGGTTTATACCAGAATTAACTGGGAAGATTACCCCAGTGAAAACACGGATTTAGATGCATACAATCTTAATCAGATGGATTCTGCTATTGATGCGTTGGACAACCGTATCATATTACAGGATGCCTTAAAAGTAGACAAGTCTGCAATAAACGGAAATATTGCTGATTGGACTATGGATGAAACAACCGGTATTATTACTATTACAAAGTACAACGGTGAAAAGATTATTTTTGACCTCAACATTGAAAAAATTCCTGTCGGCTTTTCAATGTCTGATGATGGAATCATTACCATGACTACAGAAGATGGAACACAGTTTACGGCTGATATTGGTTCTATGATTCCGGTGTTGACATTTGAAGATTCTGCAACCATAGCTGTATCCGTGACTGGTACTGGAAAGAATAAGACTTATTCTTTTTCGATAAAAACAGGATCAGTAACAGATGATATGCTTCAGCCTAATTATTTAGCAGATATTAGAGTAGAATCCGCAAATGCATCTGCTTATGCGCAATCCGCAAATGCAAAATCTGTATTGGCTGAATCATATGCGGTTGGTGGAACAGGAACAAGAGAAGGGGAAGATGTTGACAATGCGAAGTATTACATGGAGCAGGCAAAACAGCAAACAGGCGGTATTCCAACAAAGGTTAGCGAATTAGAGAATGACGTTGGATATATCACCAAAGATGTTGACAATTTAACTAATTACTATGACAAGACTACTACCGACCAAAAATTAGCCAACATTGACTTGACTGATTATCTCAAAAAGACAGGTGATGCTTCCAACACCACCGTAACCTTCACCGAGCCTACCGCATTGGCAGAGCCTACAACGGGCGAGAAACTCAGCGGAATTATCGGCAAGGTTAGCTTTGCGATAAAGAACGTAAAAACATTAATTTCTCTCATAGGAAATACTGATATTTCATCAATCGGAAACGGCACTGTCACGGGGGCAATTAGTGATGTAAATGGCAAGTTAAACCAAGATGCCGATTTGACTTTAGTAAATTGTGTATCGTGGAGTTCCGATAATAGCATTTCCAAAATTGGTAACAGGGTATTTGTCACAATAGGCGTACAAATTACATCTGAGCAGTCTAGCGGATCATTAATCATTACCAATATTGCAAAGACATATTACCCTAAAAATGCGTATGTTAGAGCAAATGCAACAGGTGGTACAAGCGGCAACAATCATAATATTTATATTAATAAATCTAATGGTACGATAATATTAAACCCATCAACGGAACGGTATTATTCTGCCAGTTTCTCATATTTGTCAGATTGAGATTTATTTGAAGAAGCAGCCCAATACCTTGGATTAATTAATTATTTATATGCCACAACAAAATTTAATATAAATGTTGCATCATTGCTAACATTTGCAATTTGATATGCATAAAACTTGCTATTACTTGCAAATCTTACACTAACTGCCCAATCACAATTTGCAAACACCCCAAATACATTTGCATTGTTTGGCAATCCAAAGTCAGACAAGGAGCCTAAAAAGGACTGTTTATTCGCCACTAATAGAGTAACAGATGTTGATATTGATGCAAATTTCAAACCATTTAAATTGCCATTTACAGAAGTAATGATAACTGATGTATGCAGATTAGCAATAAAAATAAATCAATCAAAAAGGGCATGGTGTAAAAGCCATGCTCTTAATTTTTATCTGATTCCCCAGTCACCGTCATTGTTGACGAAACCAACCACATATCCTATCATGTCATCAATTATGTGTTCCGGAAGTATACTGTTCGGAGACATGAGCGAAACATATCTCCATTTTCTAACGCCATATTCTATTATATGGGTTTTTACGGCAATTTGTATCCCACCATTACTTGTTACAATACATCGTTCACCGTCTTGTGGTTCCCGATCTGCGGAAAGGAGAATAATTTCCCCTGGAAGATAAAACGGCATATAGTAGTCGCACGGAATTTTCAAACCGATATAAACCTTGGATTTTATATCTTCCGGTAAATTGTCTATGCAAATAGGTTCTACAGCGTTTGTGGTGGCTATAATTCCATTCACAAGTTGTGGTTTGAGGACAGAAATATACTTGTGCGATTTTTCAATACTGGAATAGATTTTATCTTGGTGACGTATGAAGTAACGGATAATGTACAGAGAGTGTTCCGGCAGACTGCGGCATATCTTGACAGATTCCAACATCTTATCTTCCATAGTTCCGCAACCTACCAGTTCGTCTACACTGATTCCAAAGGCTCTAGCAAGCGCAACAGCGGTCGATAACTTCGTGTCGTTAGAATTACCGTATAGAAGTGAATTAAGCGTAGAATAAGGCAAATTAGCTTCATCAGCAAGCTTGTAAACCGTCATGTCAGGTTCATTTAGAAATTCATGGAGATTTCCACGAAAACTTAACATATAATTAGTACGGTTGACTGATAAATGTGTCGATATTTCTTTGATTCGGTCTTTTTTCATCATGTTTTTTATCCCCCTTTCACATGATACACTTGTAACATCCCTTGTTTCAAGGGACTTCAAGTTCTGGCGAGGGCGGTGTTTATTGGCGTTTTCACCGTCCTCTTTTGTTGATATTTTACAACAATAAAAAACGTGAGTCAAATATATTGATTGTTAAGAACGTATGTTCCATAATGTAATGTATCGCTACTTTAGATTCTGCGGAGAATTAAGGGGAGAGGGGTGTGGTTACGATGAACGAAAGCAATGAATTTTACAGAGAGGAAATTGCAAGGATACTATCTGGAATAGAAGACAATGACATATTGAAATATGTCTATGTCATTGTCTCTGATATAGAGGGGGAAAAATGAAAAATCGAAAAAAAATAAATTGGGCGTTAATAATTTTGATTTACTTTTTAGGATTATTAACAAATTATTTCTTAAGATAGACCTAATATTTTCTTTAAATATTCTGTAAATATTGGAGAGCATAATCCCATAAAGTACACTAAAACGTAAACAAGTTTTGGACCTATATAATCAATAATTTTTTTAAAAGGACTTATGTAATTATGCTCTTTACTTTTTACTATATGTATGTCTTCTAATGAATTTATTTTTATATATTTCATTTCTTCTAGTTCATTTATGTAATCAATAAAATCATCTATGGCAGAATCACCATAATCTTTTGAAATCCTACCTAATACAACATTGTTGTCTTTATTTTTTATTGATATTAAATAGCCAAAAAAATCATTAGAATCTTTTATTTTTCTCTTCATTCCGCACCTCCGATTATCATTTTAAATGCGGAAAATGCAGTACTTCTTTTTTTCTCCGAAAGATTGTAGTACTTAATCAATAAATCTTCCATATCGGGATCATTTCTTAAAAAAGAAACTAATCTAGCATATTTTGCTGAATATTTTTCTCCATCTTCTTTACCGGTCAACAAAAATTCAATAGAAACTCCTAAAAAATTCGCAATTACTTCTATACGGTCATCCGGAATAACTCCCTTTTTTAAACTTCTTATATATCCATTACTAAATCCGCAAGAAGTCTCTAATTTAGAAATGGCTATTTTCCTTTCTTTACATATAGATTTTACTCTTTCTACTGTAGTCATAGTGTCCTCCCAAAAATTTAGATGATACTCTAAAAATATGCTTGACAAAATAGAGAACACTCTATATAATAAATTTAGGATTTAGAGGAAAGCCTAAATTTAAAAATGTTCTCTGTGGTTTCTTGGCAGTTACTATATTAGAACATTCTCTAAATTTTGTCAAGTTTTTCTCTAAATTCCTAAATCAAGAGAAAGGAAGTGATAGATTGAATTGTTACGACAGAATCAAGGAAATTTGTGATAAGAAAGGAACAAATATTTATCAAGTGGAGCAGAAAGCCGGATTGAGCAATGGAATTATCCGAAAGTGGAATGAATCTGCTCCGCAAGTTGACAATTTAAAGGCTGTTGCAAAAGTCCTTGGAGTAAAAGTAGACGAGTTACTGGAATAGGGAGGTAAAAACATGGAAAAACAGAGATATGTGGTATTAGACAAAAATGGTAAAGCAAATATAGTTCAGAAAGCTGATTCACGTTTTGTTGGAATTGACGAGATGGCACAGCACATTGCGTTTGATATTATCGAAGATTACAAAAGCATTATAGATGGCGATAAGAAAATCGAAGAAACAAATATTGATTTGTCTATCAAAGTCCTTACCGCCATTTCGCCTTTTAGGAACGGCTCTGGATATGGAAAGGATTGTTAGTTGCCGCTGCTATTGCTAATTGTGGTTTTTCTTTCGGTAAAGAATTGACGATTTCTGAATAGTATTGGTCGTACAGGTTCTTAAAATCATCAAAACTTCCGGTATATCCACAAATTTTAGCAATGGCGTAAGCGGATGCGTATTCTTTGGAATCCAATGTAATTCACCTCCTTATATCAGAATAAGGAGAGTATACCACAAATAGGGAGTTAATTGAATGAGTGAAAAAGAGAAAAAAAGCGTTGAGAAGTTAAAGAGAGCCATTCCGAATATGTCCGATTTCGACAAGGGATATATTCTCGGCAAGACAGAGAAGATGGCAGAGGAATCTGTTAAGAAGCAGGAGGAAGAAAATGCAAATCCAATTTGAGAGAGAACTTCTCAAAACCTTAAAGAGCATTGACGGTACTCTGAAAAGAATTGAGAAGTCCGTGAAGGATGAAGAGAAAAAGCTTACGATCATTTGTAATGCTGTTTCTCATGAACTGAAAGGAGAACATGAATGAAAAAATGGACTTACCGCCAGAAGAGAGATCTTCTTGACAAATTAGAACCTTGGATCACTGCATTGGTTCAACTCATAAGTGCATTGGCTGGGGCGGCTGTCGGAATAGCTATCTGCTACTTTTTCTAAGTGGTATGTTGCAGTTGCAGTTATTAAAGACACAACAAAAGGTATGAGTATATTTCTTAAAAATGAGAGAAACAAATGTTCTTTGTAGAATCTTCCTTTTGAAGACAAAGTAAATTTGAACATTTCACGATTTATGGATGAACTAACTATGGTGAAATATCCCTTTTCCTTTAAGGACAAAAATGCTTGGTAAACATCTTCACCATTGTAATTCCCTATTTCAGACAATGAAATGGAACATTCAGAAGATTTTACAGTTTTCCTAAGTACTTTTCTTTCGATTTTGAGAAGCATATGAAACCTCCAGTTGTGCGCCCAGCTAAGGGTGTGTAGTCAAGCCGGTGGGATTCCGGTTTATCCAAGGTTTAGCCAACCAGATAATAGCGAGTCTTGGGATGATGCTGGTAACGGCATCTGACAAGCGTAGACAGCAAGAAAGCAGGGTTGAATAGTGATTGAGCTTCGAAACGTTAACTTCAGTCGGTCGACGTCTTAACTGGTG